CATATTATTCATATTATTCATATTATTCATATTATTCATATTATTCATATTATTCATATTATTCATATTATTCATATTATTCATATTATTCATATTATTTATATCGTCTGGATATTCAAGAATATTATTTATATTTTCATCATTATTAAAATTCGGAATTTCATTTATGTTTGCCATTTATATAGAAAATTAATTAATAATAAAATAATAACGAATATAAATGTTGATAATAATATATAATGAATACAGATTTGACCACTTTAAAAAAGGTTGATGATAAAAAGAAAAAGAATGATGAAGAAATTTTACAGAAATGGACAGAAGCACAAGAAGAATTGTTAGCAGAATGGTCCGAAAAGGCAGCATGTTTCAGATGGTTACATAGCAGATCCGAAAAGTCTTATAGGAAAAAAAATTATTCATTTACGATACCTGTAATTATATTATCAACATTAACGGGGACTGCTAATTTTGCGATGGACTCATTTGTACCGGAAGAATATAAACCGATAGCAATGGGGTGTGTTGGTGGTGTTAATATATTTGCTGGTATATTATCGACTTTACAGAATTTTTTAAGATATGCTGAATTATTGGAAACACATAGAATGTGTGAGGTACAGTGGTCAAAATTTGGTCGTAATATATCTGTTGAATTAGCGTTAGATCCAATAAGAAGAAAACCTGCAAATGATTTTTTAAAGGTATGTAGATCTGAATATGATCGTTTAATAGAACAATCACCTCCAATTGATGATCTAATAATAAATCAATTTAAAAAAGTTTTTAAAAATTCAGATATTAAAAAACCTGATATATGTAATGGTTTAGATAAGTGTAAAATTTTCACTCCAAGCGAGGATGAAAAAAAATCAAATATTGTTGCTGATGCTGGATTAAAATTATTAGAAAAAAAGAAAAATAAATGGAATACCCCCAAAGAATTTCAAGTTATTGATAAAATGAAACACACAGATAACAAAGAAAATTTTAAAAAAGAATTAGATGATTTAAAAAATTTTAATAAAGTTTCATCTTTAAAAAATAAATTAAAAAATGTAGATGTAAATTCTAAAGAAAATACGAATCCTCAAGATAAAATAAATACAATTGTTAAATCATTGAGTGAAAATATAGATGAGAAAGGTGGAAAAATAGAAGAAAAAATAGATGAAAAAATAGAAGAAATAATTCCTGACATAGAAAATAATTTAAAAAAATCTGATAAAGATTCAGAAGACAATGATGAAACAAAAGAAGAAATGGAAAATTTTTTAAAAGGTATAAATGATAATTAAATTATAATCTATAATATATATTATGAATAAAACTCTAAAAAAAAATATTAGAAGGAATAATCGGAGAACTCTTAAGAAAAGAGTAAAAAGAGAAAAAACAAGTAATAAATCAAATCGAAGATCTATAAAAAAATCTAATACTAGATCAGAAAAAAAAGATAGAAAATCTATAAAAAGAAAAGCTAGAAAGTCTTTAAAAAAAAGAATAAAAAAAAATCAAAAGGGTGGTATTTCTCCATTAGTTGGTATTGGTATAGCTGCGGGATCAACAATTGCGGCGGCTGCTTATGCAGGTTTTAGGTTGATAAATATGATAAATGATAAAACACATATTGATATATTATTATCATCATCATTTATAGATTATTTACCGAAAATAACAGTTGTCGAGACAAAAGAATATATGGAACAATATTTAAAGTCTGTATCAACTGTTCAATTTTTTAATTTAATTATTGAAAGGGAAGAATTATTATTATCAAAAACTATAAATTCAATAATAATGGAAGTTTCTGATAAATATAAAAATAATGAACAAATGATAAAATTAAATCATTTAGTAAAAGATTATCAAACTGATAATTATTTTGATTTAATAGAGGATTTATCAAGTACTAATTCTGAAAAAAAAGATGAAGATTTTATAAGTAGCTTATTTTCTGATAATGATAAAGAAGAGGAGGAAAATAAAGAAGAGGAAGAAGATAAAGAAGAGGAGGAAAATAAAGAAGAGGAGGAAGATAAAGAAGAGGAGGAAGATAAAGAGGAGGAAGAAGATAAAGAGGAGGAGGAAAATAAAGAAAATAAAGAGGAGGAAGAAGATAAAGAAGAATCGAAACCAACTCAATACGGTGGCTTCGATTCAGATGAAGAATTAGATTTTAAACCAGATGCAACAGAAATACATTTTAGTAAAAATCCTTTAGTTAAAGAATTAGAAAAATATTTATTAGCAACTGCAAAAGAACCAGGGAAATCTGAAGATACGAGTGATTTTAAATTAGCGAGTTTATCAGTTAGAATGGTCGATTGGTATGACACAGTTATAACGGGTGTTTATGATGAAAATTTTAAGTCGAGTGTTGATGATTTATTAAAAAGTAGAGATTCACTGAAAATATTGGATACAAATACACAGGAGGAGATGAATATAAAAATGCAAATGATAAAAGATAATGATAATTTCAAGAATTGTGTACATAAAAAAATGAGAGAATGTTGTTTAAAACCTAGAGGAGTTTTAGATTATATAAAATCAAATATATCATGGAATAGTAATAAAAAATGTATATCATGTCCAGATAAAAGTTGTTTGATATATATACATGAAATTTATTATAGTTTTTTATTAGATAATTCAATTGATTTGAGTGTTATTGACAGACTTTATATATTAATTTTATGTGAATCAAGAATTTGTATTTTATCAAAATGTCTGTGTTTAGAGGCGATTCGTTGTCAAGATAATAATATGGAAGTGGTTCAAGATTTATTAACAAAGATATATTTAAGTGATAAAAAGATGAAAAATATTTACGCAACAGCTCCAGAAAATTTTGCTAAAATATCAAGAGGAGTATTAAAAAAAAAACAATTTGGTGGTATGGAATCAGAGGATAATGAATATATTAAAGAAAGAGAAAGAAGAGATGAATTAGAAAAGACAATGAAAGAAAAAGAAGGAGATGCTCCTGCACCGGCTACTCCTGAACCGGCTACTCCTGGATCGGCTACTCCTGAACCGGCTACTCCTGGATCGGCTACTCCTGAACCGGCTGCTCCTGGATCGGCTGCCCCAGGATTGGATGCTCCTCCATCTTCAGTAGAAACGGAACCTCCATCAGTTTCTCCGCAACCTGAAGGTGTCGATTCATTGGAAAATAAAGGACCAGGTGATTTTTCGGAACCTAAAAAATCTGAAGGAGAAGAGATGCTTCCTAAGGAAGAAATGGGTGAAGGGGAATCTCCACCGAATATAAATTTAGGAGATGATGATAAAAAGGATGAAGAGGATGGTGATCCAAGCAAATCAGATGGTGATATAAAAGATAATACTTCAGATTTAACTGGTACAGATAGATTTCCTTCTAAAGAAGAAGGCGGTGAGGATGAAATTCAAAAAATAAAAGATGAGAAAGAAAAATTAGAAGAAGAATTAAAAAAACAACGAGAAGAATTAGAAGAATATAAACAAAAAAATAAAGAAAATAATGATTATCTTACAGAAGAAATACAATCGGCTATAACATCAGAAAATAAAAAAGAATATGCTGAATTATTTGATATAGATGAATCATTGGAGGTTAAAGAAATGATGATTGCAATAGAAAAATCAAGAGTATTTAATTTGTGTTTATCGGTTACTGATTCAATGAAAAATGTTGAACAAAATAAAGAAAATATAAGATCATTCATGAAATTATATAGTAAAAATCCGAAATTATTTGTATTTATAAGACCCGATATGATAGCGGAAAGAGTATTTATGGTTCAAGAAAGTGATTTTAATAAAGTATCATTAATTAGAATAATTATAGAAGAAGAATTAAAGAATGAAAATATAGAAACATTGGTACAATTGGCGTGTTTATGTTTTATTCATCCAACAGAATTATCGAATGAATATATATCGGAATACAGTGAACCTTTAAAAAATATGATATTCCAGAGTTTGATATTTATATTATTAATGAATAACGGAGATAAAGAAAATATAAAAATAGTAGAAGATGTATGTAATGTAATGAAAATGAATGGTAAACATATGGAATTATTACTATTTCAAGAAAAATTAAGTTTATTAAAAAATTTAGGATCAAAAGAATCAGAATTATTTGGAGATTTATTAGATATGAATGTTCAACCACTGGTTGTAAGACAAGAAAAATTATCCAAAAAGTTAAAAGAAAAAGGAATAACATCAAAAGTTTCTATGGAATGTGTAGATGAAGAAAAAAGATTATTAGAAGAATTTAAAAATAAAAATCCGAGTAAATTAAATGCAGAAAAATTATTATTTTTAAAGCAATGTAGTCGTGAAAGAGAAAAATCAATAGAATTATTAGACAATTAATGTATTTTATTTTATTTTATTTTTATTTTTATTTTTATTTTTATTCAAATGAAAATTTAAAATTTTCATCATTACAATCATCGTGGTCATCTTCAACATCTAATAGATTGTCTATATTACTGTGATCAATTTCATAAAAGTCTTCTTCAGATATCCCTGTTTGAGATAATTGAGATAATAACTGATTTTCGTCTAATAATATATCAGAATAACCTGTTCCAGAATTAATCATTTGTCCCATCATGATATTGCTAGAGACACCAGTTAAATTATCAATTTCAGAGAATATGGATGATTTTATTAATTGATCAGTTGTGTCTTCAAAAGAACATTTAGCAAGAGGACCAATATTAGATTTTTTGATACCTTGACGATTAATAGATATTAATTCACCTTTAGATGTCATAGAATCGCATAATAATAATATATGCCTTAAATTGATATATTCAGATGCATGTTCAACGACTTCAATAATTTCTTTCATTAATATTTCTCGAGTTGCTTCAATACCGAGAATTTCATAAATTTCAATAATATTATTGGAGTAACATTTATTTTCATTAATATAATCATTGTTCATAATTTCCAATAAATTGACTCCTTCAGTAATTAATGTATATTCTTTATTTGAAATATTTTCATGATTAATTTTATTAATTACATTATTTTCAGAAACAATAATATCAGTAATATTTTTGATACCTTTAATGACTATATTATTAAGAATATCTTCATTAATATTTTTAAATGTTGAAATAATATCTGTTTGGTCTTGTATTCCAGGTTTTGCTTCAATATCTTTATCGGTAATTAAAGAAATCCTTCCAATTAATTCTTTGGAATTATCATCTGTATATGTAAATATTAATTTTGTTGGATCATAATTTAATAATGCGAGATAAGTATCTTCCATAACAATACCTTTATCCATCATAAGTTCTTTATTAAATTTATATCTAATAATCCAAGGTGATATAGATTTATAATCTTCTTCATTGTATTCTAAATTGCAAAATTCTTTATAAATTTCAATCATTTCTTTATCTTCATCAATAATAGTTTCAGTTAAATTATTAGGATCATAATGAATACTTGTTGAGATAACAATATCTTTAAAAGTGGTATATTCAAGAGAATTTTTAACATATTTAGATTTATTTTTATCATTATATTCAGGGTTTAAGAATATTGTTGTTGAAGGTGATTTAATATTTTTACTAAGATGTAATAATTCTTTCAGACGAGGGATACCACGAGTAACATTAGATTTAGCACTGACACCAGCAAAATGGAAAGTATTGAGAGTCATTTGTGTGGCAGGTTCACCGATACTTTGTGCGGCAATAGGTCCGACCATTTCACCTGGTGATATAATACAATCATTAAATTTTGTATAAATATATGATGTTATTAATTTATATTGTTCTTTAGTGATATTAAATTCATTAATTAAGATCTTGGGATTAAGATGAACATCAACTAATATTTCTAGAATTTTATTATTTTTAAATTCTTCAGTAATATATAATGAATCAATTAATTTTTGATTTTCTTCAAATATTTCAATTGGATCGATATTTGATTTCTTTTTCATTTTAGAATTAATTTTAGTAAAATTAGTTACTATTCTTTGTATATGAACAGGATAATTTATATTATTTTCAATATTACCATTAAATATTTTATAAATTAAATATTCTCTATGATTTAATATTTTTTTGTAGGAATTTTCCATAATTTCTTCAATATTTTCCAATTTGCTAAATTCTTCATAAGTTTTTTTATTGAGATGTTTTTTCCAATTAGTTTTTTTATTGTAATAAAATTTATCTGCAATATCATCAATAGATAATTTAGTAATAATAAGAGGTTGAGATTCAATAAATGTACCATCCATACCATCATCCCCATATATAAATTGAACAATTGTACCAGAATTATCTCTAACAGAATAATCAAAATGAACTTTAAGATCTTCCATAGATTTCATTAATTGTCTTTGAATATAACCAGTTTCAGATGTTTTGACCGCTGTGTCAATTAAACCTTCTCTCCCACCCATTGCATGGAAAAAGAATTCTTGTGGTGTTTGACCAGAAATAAATGAATTTTCCACAAATCCCCTTGCTTCAGAAGAATCATCAAACTTATAATAATGAGGTAATGTTCTGTCATTAAATCCGTAAGGGATTCTTTTACCATCTACATTTTGTTGACCTAGACATGCTACCATTTGTGCAATATTTGTTAATTTACCTTTAGAACCTGAATTAATCATAAATGTTACTCTATTTTTTTCATCTAAATTAGAGAGAGCAACTTTACCTGTATTTGAAATAATTTCATTTAAAATTGAATTAACTTTAGATTCAAAGAAATCTTTATTTGATTGACCAGGAAATCCTTCAAAAATATCTAAATGAATTTCTTGTTCAATAATATTAATTTTTTTCTTTTTTTCCTTGATAATATCTTTAATTTTTAAATTAGTATTATTATCAGCGATCATATCACTAATACCGACACTAAATCCTTCTACTAATAATATATATGAAACTATTTTTTGTAGATCATTAATAAAATCGTGGGCTCTCATATTACCTAGATCATTATTGATTGTATGGATAAGACCTTTAGAAGTTTTAGAGAATAAATTTTTATCAAATGTACCTTTTTTGATATAACCATCAACGATATTAACAATATTCATTAAATCATTATTTTCAACTAATAATTTTTTATTATTAGAAATATTTTCATCATCAGTATTAATATCACGATTATTATCAAATAAAGAATTTTGCATTTTAACATTAATATTTTCGGGTATAATATATGATAATATACATTTACCGGACCACAATTCAACATCATTTCCATTAAATTGAATAATTTTATCAGGATCGGGTATTTTACCGTTATAGGTTGATAAATCACAAATAATATTCATCATTTGTTTTTTTGTATAATAACAAGATTCAACACATTTATTAGTTGAAGAATCATTTTCTATATCATAAATATTAGTATTTTCATTAAAATAGAATTTTTTACCTTTTTCATATTCGATAATTTCAGAATTAGTTAATTTATAAATACCTAATAATGTATCTTGAACAATAGTAATAATCGGTTTATTTTCTCTTGGTGATATAATTTGATTATTTACTGATGCAATATTAATTAATTCTGTAAGTGAATGATAAGATTGAGGAACATGCATATTCATTTCATCCCCATCAAAATCAGCATTATATGGGGGAGTTACAGAAACATTTAATCTAAATGTATTACCAATTTTCATAACCTTCACACGATGACCCATCATACTCATCTTGTGAAGGGATGGTTGACGATTAAATAATACATAATCACCATCAATTAAATGACGATTTACAATATCACCTTTTTCTAAAACAATATCATTTTTATTTTCACTTGTAATAGAAATTTTTTTCTTATTTTTTTTTATAATACTTTTTACACCCGGCCATTTCGTAGTACCATTTTTAATATACAATGCTAAATTTTCTATATTAAAATCATTAACTTTTTCAGGAAATGTTAAATTCATAGCTATTTTAAGAGGTACACCTAACTCATCTAAATCTATATTAGGATCAGGTGTAATAACACTGCGTGCTGAAAAATCAACTCTTTTTCCCATTAGATTACTACGAATACGACCTTCTTTACCTTTTAATCTTTGACAAATTGATTTTAATGGTCTACCAGAACGATGAGTAGATTGATTAACACCGGGTAATTCATTATCAATTAATGTTGCAACATGATATTGCACTTGATTTGTCCAATCATCAATTATTTCACTGCGACATCCCGATTCAATTTTCTTTTTTAATCCATTATTGAATTGAATAATATCCGACAATTTATGAGTTAAATCATCATCCATCCTTTGTGAATCACCTTGTTTAACAGAAGGTCTTACAGCAGGTGGTGGTACAGGAACAATAGAACATATCAACCATTCTGGACGACACCAAGTAGATGAAAATCCTAATAAATTACAATCTTCATCGGTTATTTTTTCAAATAATGCTTTAACATATTCGGCTTGAATATTTTGTTTTTTATCCATTGATTTCCAAATAGCTTCAATTCCAACACATGGATTTAATTTATATCTATCTGGTTGTTTACAACCACATCCATTTTCAGTTTCATGACCACAACGACCAATATTAGATGATAATTTATATATTTCATCCCAACGATCACGATTACATTTTTTACAAATTGATTCAATAATTGGTTTATCTTTATTTATCAATAATTTAGAACAACGAAAACATACACATTTTAATATTTTAATAATAATATCCATGAATTGATAATTATATACGGGTCTTGCTAATTCAATATGACCAAAATGACCAGGACATTCCATATTATTTAAACCACATGTATTACATAATTTACCCATATCTGTTGTTCCCATACGAATATCAAATAATCCTTTTACAACAGGAACATCTTTATCATATGTTTCTCTTTTTGTAATTTCAACAACCGATTTATTTCTTATTTCATCGGGGCTCATTATACTAAATTGTAACCCCTTGATATTTTTAACAGGTGGTTCGATTTTGTCCATTGTATCTATAATTTATATGATAGAAATATATTTAAATATAAATATTTAATTATTAAATAATAATTAATAAATCAAATTTGATTTTGCTTCAAATTTTAAATTATTTAATATTATGAATACTCGTTCAAAAACAAAATTATTAAAACAAGAGGTGCAAGGTTTGCAAAATATGGAAGAAATAAATGGAAATAATGATATTTCTGATAGTGAATCATCAAATTCTACTGAATATGAAGAATTTGATAACAATGGTAATTTAAAAGATTTTATTGATGATTCTGAATTAAAAAAAAAAAAAAAAAAAAAAAAGAAAGTTAAATAAATTTATGAAAAAAAATAAAAAAAATAATGATATTAATAATCTTTTATTTTCATATATTTTACTGAAAGCAAATGAAACAAATAAAAAAAAATTTAAAAAAAATAAAATAAAAACTTACGAAGATAAAAATTTAGATATAGAATTAGATGATTCACAATCAGAGAATAGTAATTCATCGAAATCATCAAAATCATCAAAATCATCGAAATCATCAAAATCATCGAAATCATCAAAATCATCGAAATCATCGAAAATTAGTGTTATTGAAATAGATATTAATGATGATATTAGTGGAGATATTAGTGGAGATATTAGTGGAGATATTAGTGAAGAAATATCAGAAAATAGTGGAGAAACATCTGATGAAGATTATTTATTTGAATATGATGAAACAGATGAAAAATATGAAGAATTAATTGATAAACAATTATCATTAAATTCAGAAGAATCAAATATGGAATATTATCATTATTTGCCTAAAAAAAAGAAAGAATTAATTTATCAAAAAACAAAAGAAATATATGATTTTAGTGGAACTAATATTCCATTAAGATTTAAGATTATTAATTCTGAAATGGATATGAAAACAAAATCAATTGCATTAGAAAATTTAGATAAAATGGCAGAAATGGATGTATCAACTGGTGAACATAGTAAAATGGACCATTGGATCAATGGATTGATGAAATTACCATTTGGTAAATATAATTCGATCCATGTGAATGAAAATAGCTCTTTTGATGAAAAAAAAGATTATATTAAAAATACTTATAAAATTTTAAATGAAGCTATTTATGGTCATTTAGAAGCAAAAACACATATATTACAAGTGATTGGTAAATGGATGAAAAATCCAAATAGTGGTGGTAATGTCCTTGCAATTCAAGGACCCATGGGTAATGGGAAAACAACATTGGTTAAAGAAGGTATTTCTAGAGTATTAAACCGTCCATTTCATTTTGTAGCTTTAGGTGGGGCATCAGATTCAGCATATTTTGATGGTCACTGTTATACATATGAAGGTTCTCGTTGGGGAAGAATTGTTCAAATTTTACAAGATTCCAAATGTATGAATCCTATCATCTATTTTGATGAATTAGACAAAATTAGTGATACAGCTAAAGGTGATGAAATTACTCATATGTTAACTCATTTAACAGATCCATCACAAAATTCATTATTTCAGGATAATTATTTCCCTGGTATTAATATTGATTTATCAAAAGCATTATTTATCTTTTCATATAATGATGAATCAAAAGTTAATAAAATTTTAAAAGATCGTATGTATGTTATTAATACAAAAGGTTTCAAAATTAATGATAAAATTAAAATTTCAAATGAATATTTAATACCCGATATTTATAATACTTTTGCATTTGATATAAATGATATCATATTTACCGATGAAATTATTAAAAATATTATAGAAAAACACACTGATAATGAAGAGGGAGTTAGAAATTTAAAAAGATGTATAGAAACAATTGTTTCTAAAATTAATATTCATATCTTATCTGATGGAGATGATCAATTATCATTTAAATTAAAAGATTGTAAATTACCAATAAAATTAACAGATGAACATATTGAAATTTTATTAAAAAAAGATAATTTAAATAATAAACCTCCTTTTGGTATGTATTGTTAAATGATTAATTATAAAGATATAAAATTCCCATAATTAACATAATAATATTTTCAGATAAAGTCACATAAGATAAAGGAATATGAAAAAATGATCCTAAACATCCACATCTTAATTCTTTACCTTTATACAAACTAATTAAAACGCTTACAATACTAATGATCATTAACAAGATAATTAATTTTATTAAATTTTCTATTTGATAATTTTTTATTAATAAAACTCCTATAATTATTTCTATAAATGGATAAAAATAAGAATATAAATTTATTTTTTGTGATATGATATCATATTTATTAAAAATTTTTGAAAATTTATGGATATCATATATTTTTAATAATCCAAAAATAAAAAATATAAATCCCATATAATTTAAAATTTTATTGTCAAAATTAGTATCATTTTCATTGTGATCTATATTTTTTGTATAATAATCTGATAAAATATAGATCATGATGAAAATACATAATATTAAAAGAAATGATTGCGTTTTATTTAACATATATTTATCAGATATTTAAAATTCTATGGTACTTTATTTAATTCATTTAACCACTGATTAAAGAAAATATAATTATATTTTTGATAATTAAATTCTACTAATTCTTTATAATTTGCTTCTCTATCCCATCCATTTGAACCACCATCCATGTGATTAAATAATAGATGATTATATAAATTACATGATATCATTTGAACATGACCCATTCCCATATATCTAAAACCAAAATCAAATACAACATTATCTGGATTATCTTTACATAATTGTTGATATCTTTCTAAACACTGATTTAATGACATAATCGTCCATCCATTAATATATATTTCTATATCGGGATCTCCTGTAATTTCATAAATTAATTTAACATGACGATTTAATGAATCTGGTAATTCGGGGATAGATTTAAAATTTTGTTCAAAATCCACTTGATTAATATCATTATTGAAAAATGGTTCAATGGAGGATTGGTAATTTTCTTTAGAAGTTTTAGATTTTTTTAATAATTCCAAAATTGTATTAATTTGTTTTTTTTTCTCTTTAATGTGTTTATCCATATTGTAAATTATCTTATTTAATAATACAAAATATGCAAAATCAAATTTAAATTAGACGTTTATTATTTAAACATTCTTCTGACCAATTATCAGGGGGTGATGATAATTCATAATATTTATAAATATTATTAAAATCCTCTACTGTTTTTTTTTCACCATTACAATAATAATATTTATAAAAAAAATGTTGAATTTTATGAATAGAATCTATTTCAGGATATTTAATTAATATTTGTTTACCTAAATCAATCATAATAATTTTTGTTTTAAATGAATTACCCGCTTCTATCAACCATAATATATAATCATAAAAAAGATCATATTTATTTTCTTTTAAAATATCTTTATTATGATGATAACAATAACCATAATTAAAAATATGAGATTTATGTTTACATCTTTTACCATTTTTATTAGTAGCACAACATCTTTTAGTAGGACAAATTAATTTTAAATTATCGAGAGTATTATCTTTTATTTTATGATTATTGGTATTAACTTCGCGACATAACGGGCATTTTGTAAAGATATTTAAGTTGTTATTATAAACGAGAGATAAGTAGCATTGATAATGAAAAGTGTGATTACATGATAATTTATAATTATCTTTTTTAATTTTATTTAAACAGATGCAACATTCAGGATAATCATTTTGATTCATTTTATTTCTACAGTTATAATTAGAAGATATCTTTTAAATAATATATAATTATTTATATTATAATGTATAACTTATTATTTGGTCATAGAGAAACAAGGGACCTGATGATAGAGTTTTAGGGGATGTTTTACCACCAGAACCCGAAAGAGAACAGCATGTTGTTTTGGGTGATATTATGCCGAATATACCTGAATAGAACATTAAAATGGGATTCAGAGGTGATGGTGAAGATTATTTATTTATATGATGGAGAAGAAACAGTTGGCGAAAGAAAAATGAAAATGGCGATTGATGAAAGTTCTAAGAATCATGTTGAAAAGAAGGGGGAAAAAAAGTTTATATTTATTTCCTCAAGATAAAATATTATATTCTTACATTATATAGTTATTTTAGTTAATAATATATAACTTATATTATAAATGGAATTGCAAAAATCTCCTGAAATTGTTGTACAAGGTGAAGATATTGATCAAAGATTAATATACCTAGAAAGAGAATTAGAAGAGTGTAAACAAAGAATAAAAACATATGCCCCTGAATTACAATCTGTACCTTTATCTGTACCTTTACAAGAATCTTTATCAGCTGTTAAAATTACAAGGATAAGTGGAAGAAGAGGTGATCTTGTTGATTTAATAAGGTTACATTTAAATACAGGTGAAGTTAAAGAATATGGTAAAATGGGTGGTTATGAAATTGAACCAATTGACCTTGATATGGATGAATATATTTCACTTGTACAACATTATCCCGATAGATATGGATGTATGGGTCATGCTATTAGATTCCATACAAACAAGAAAATTATTTTATTAACAGGCGTTCGTCATGGTATAGATAGTATTGGAGGAGAAAATGCGTGGCATCAATCCCATCAATTTGCGGTTCCTCGGGGGGAAAGTTTAATAGGATTAAAAATTGGCAGTGCTGGGCGTCCAAACTTGTTAAGAGGAATTGAAACTAATGTTGATTTTCTAAAATACAAATTAATGGTAGAACAAAAAGATGGTTTGTTATGTACACCTAATTTTAATAAGACACATATTATGGTCCCCAGAGGCCTTTGGAAGGGAATGTTTTTACATGATGCTTTATATACCATTTTAAGTCACCCAAATTGGGATACAAAAAAATCAAGTGGATTTCAGAATAATCAAAGAGGAGATTTTATATTAAAGCATTGGATCAATGCGGTCTTTGGTCAGAAAAAAAGATATCCAGATGCCCATAATTATGCTGAATATTTTGTTAATGAATTTTATCAAGGGAAAGAAAGTATTCAAGATGTTGATCCACCGTTATCAGTTGTCCCATTACCAACTGGGGGGGCATCTCAATCATCTTTTGGATTAGATTTACCAGAAGGTTTTAACTTAGCGGATATGGTTTCAGGGGGGGCAAGTGGAGCGGATATGGTTTCAGGGGGGGTAAGTGGAGCGGATATGGTTTCAGGGGGGGCAAGTGGAGCGGGCCAACGGGTGAGGCGGACATTCAAAAAAGGCGGGAGGGTCATCTGGAGGTCTTACGATGACCCTGATCTCGCCGATGTTCCATACGACCCCTCTCTCTGCTCCAAGAGGATTTGGAATGGAGGTCTCGGCGCTCAATGCCAATCTGCCAAAATGGGAGGAGATAGCAGCAGCGAGTTTTGTACTCGCTGCACAAAGGAGTTTGGTGACAAAGGAGCTCTTCCCTTTGGTTACTATGATCAGGAGAAACCAGAATTTGACCTGGTCACTGGCAAGGCTCTTCCATGGAAGAAACCTGGTGAATCCATCGATTTTTTTTCAAACCCATCTATGAAGGTCTCCGAGATCCGCGAAATGCTCGAAGAACGCGGCCTCGATTCTTCTGGCAAGAAAAAAGAGATCGAGGAACGTCTAGACGCTTATCTCAAAGCCGAGGAACAACAGGATCAAGAGGATCAAGAGGATCAAGAGGTGATCCATGAATCACCTCTTGAAGATTTCAAGGATACGGAGAAGAACCCTAAGATGAAGGGGCGAAGTAAATATAAAAATAAAAAAAAAAGAAAAAGTAAGAGAAAAACTAGGAAAACAAGGAAACCCAGGAGAACCAGGAGAACCCAGAGAACCAGGAGAACCAGGAGAACCAGGAGAACCAAGAAAACCAGGAGAAAACAAATGGGGAGATATCTTTTAAATAATATATAATTGTAATTAATATAAGATGAATGATAAATTATTAATTTGTTAAATTATTTAAATGATATATTAGAAATGAAAATATGTATGATAATTTTTATTTATCTGATGATAATTTAAAAAAAATAGATTTTTTTTTACAAAAAGGAAATATATTATTTATAACAGGGAAATCTGGGTGTGGTAAATCAACATTAGCGAAAGAAATTTTTAAAAATATATCAATAACAATAGATAGTTCATCTATAAAAAAATATAAAAATATAAAAGAAGATTTTTTCGATAAAATAAATAAAAAAAATATAATGATGATGTTTTCAAATAAAAAAGAAGATAAAGAAATTATAATAGATGATTTTGATGTTATTATGAAGCATGATAAAAAATTATTTTCAGAATTAATAATATTTTTATCAGGGAAAGAATTTTTTAATTGTAAATTTATTATTTGTTCAAATAATAATATATTATCGAATCGTAAAATAAAAAAAATTAAATATATTCATATAGATTTATCATATACATTGAGTATTTTTTATAAAATAGTAAATAATATTTTAAATAAAAAAAATATAAAAAAAAATTCGGATGAAATAGATAAATTGGTATATTTATCAAAATATAATTTAAATACGATATATTCTAATTTAGAATATTCAAAAAATATAGATATTAAAAATGATAATTTTGATACAATAGAAAATATACAATATGATATAATAAAAAAAGAATATAATATAAAAGATTTATCAAGATTATGTGAAACAACAGAAAATATTATATCATTAAATTTGTTAGAAAATTGTGATAAAATAATAGATAAAAAGGATTATTTCAAAAATTTGGCATATATTTATCGTAATTATGTTTATTCGGATATATTTGATACATTTTCGATTTTGCATCACAATTATGATTTTAAAAAATATATAATATCATCATCAATATATAATTTTTGTATTTATAAAAAAAAAAATATCAATAAAATAAATTTAATTTATAATAAATATATTTGTAGATCAATTATGATTGTAAATATAATGAATAATAATGATAATAATGAAACAGAATTAATATACAAATATTTATATTATATTAAAAATAATTATAAAGAAGAGTATTATAAAAATAATATAAAAAATATGAGATGTAAAAATTTAAAAAATATAATAAATTTATTTGAAAAATTTGAGAATTATAAAATAAATATTAAAGATTTACAATAATTATCTTTTGGGTTTAGTTAATTTATAAGTAGTAACAATTTCTCTATTATTCAATATTAAATGCATAGCTTTTTCAATTTGATCATTGTTTTGAATGACTTGTGTTAAATTATCTCTAATATTATGTTTATTTAGTGGTTTTTTGGTATTTCTTTGATTGCATTTAATTTTTCCATTATCAGTATTTAAATCCGAAATATTATATGATCTCATAAAGGATGTAATTTTTGGTTCTAAAGTTTTATTTTTTAATTTTTTTAGTTCTTTTATTTCTTTTTCTTTTTCCATAATTTGTTTATCAATATCGAGCCATTGTTTTACTTGAGTTTTAAATGATTTTAATTCATCATTATTTATTTCTTGTAATGTATTCATAAACATATCTTTTATTATTGTTTTTAAATTATTTTTTATTTAAAAACTTATAAATAAAACTACTATGGAATATAATGTAGAAAATGATAATATTATTGAAATAATGTATATTCAATATATTTATATTTTTATTTACATGGAACAAATAAAAACAATACAAAGATATTATCGTAATTATAAATTAAAAAAAAATATACAATTTGTAAAACATATTTTAAGTATGCAAAGATGTTTAGATGATGTCATAGAATTTTCATATTTACCACCAGATAATAATTATCCATTAATAAAAAACGGTGGTTATCATTATCGTGAGGGATTAGATAATTTTAATTGTTTAAGAGAATATTTTAATTAAATTATTTTTAACAGTTTTAATGTATGGTCTATTTTTAATATCATAAGATATACATTTTTTAATAATTTTAGATAATTCTTTTTCTTCTTTATTTAAGGTGAATAAAGAATTTTTAACTTCATTATAACATTCAGTATAATCGTCCCCATCTTTCCAAATTTCACCGACCCACAATTCTAATAATAAAACCCCCAATGAATAAATATCTCCTCTTTTTGTGATATAACCATCAGAAATATCTGGTGACATATAACCCAATGTACCCATATTTTCATCAGAATAAGTATAAGATTCATTTTTAAGATTACAAGAGCAACCAAAATCAATTAAATAAATTAAATTTTCTTTTGCATCATAAATCATATTTTCTAATTTTAGATCACAATGGACAATATTATTGTTATGTAATTCTTCTATTGCATCACAGATACCTAATGAAATTTTTATTTTTGTTTCTTTATTGATAGTATAGATATAATAATAATTATTATAATTAAATTGATAATAATTAGGATCTATTTCTCTTTGTTGAAAAGTTGTCCATAAGATATAATCGCGAGTATAATCTTTAAGGTCAGGGTATTTGTAATCTTTTAAAATAATATAAAATTCAATATTATCATTAGTATCTTTGTAATAAGAATAACCATAAATATGACAACAATTATTTAGATTGTAAACTAAGGAATAATTATATAATTCATATGATAATTCATCATATAAATCATTAATATTAGAATAATTAAAAGAACTATATATTTTAATGATTATAGGATTATCGCGGTAAAATCCTTTACCGATAATTTCTCTATCTTTCCATAAAATATTTTTATAATCAATGTGGTTTAGGTTGTATTTAGATAATTTTTGTAGAGTATTCTCCATTTTGAATTTAAATTATGGTGGGTGGTGGTAATCAAATTTGTGTTGATTTATATGATTATAATCTATCTATTGATCTTATTGGTCTTTTTGATTTTTTTTTTTTAGGTTTAGATCCACCGCTGTTAGATCCACCGCTGTTAGATCCTCTCGTTTGGAGAATCGGTAGTCCAGATGCACCACCAGAAATTTCGGGAACAAAGCCTCCTCCAGAACTGGCTTCTGAAGAATGATATTGACTTTCCATAATTTTTGAAAAATTAGATACTAATTTAGAATTAATTTCAGGATATTTTGATATAGGAATACCTATTTCTGTTTCAAGAGTATTTATATCTTGAATTAATCTATTTCTTTCTATATTCCTTCTAAATGAAAAATCAGTTAAAAAGCTGTCAAACATATCTCTCCTCTCTTGTTGATTATATTCTGCATTTTCGGCAATTGTCTTCATACTAAATAGTAATCCCTCATCTAACTCATTTATTTGTGATTTTAAAATTTCTAGTCTTTTACTTTTATCAGTATTAGGATCCCTAACAGAGAGCCCTTTATCAGCTTTACCTTTTTTCTTTTTATATTTTTTTGTTTTATTTTTTTTGTATTTAGATCTTCCTTTTTTTGCTCTTCCTCTTATAGATCTGTGATAAGTACTTGAGGAAGATGATCTTTTTTTGGGAGGTGTTTTTACGCGAACCATATGAGAAAAGGTTCCATCATTTCTTTTTTCGTAGAGACAATCAACTAATTTGAAACCACATTTTTGGTAGCATTTGATGCCGGGTATGTTAGCTTTTTGTGAGCTTGTATCAACGGATAAAAATAAAGAATATAATTTACCTAATTTTTTAACAATTTCTTTCATTAAAAAATTGCATAATTTTTGACCGCGATAATTAGGATGAATATTTAATGTGGTGATAAAATAAAATTCTTTTGATAAAGGTTCAACTACATCTTTGGTATGTTTTTCTAAAAAAGCGGAACCAACTGGTTCATTATTGTGATATAAAACAGCTACAATATCATAATTATACATATCAAAACGATAATCATCTTGATCGTGATTAAAGGCCAGATTTACAAGACTATTTAATTTATGTTTTAAATATTGGGGTAATTCAATATCTTTAGGATATAAATGAACAACTTTCATAATATATATAAAGAGATATATATAAAAATATATACTCTTATGATAGAATATTCGGAAGAATCACTTGAAGAAATATTTAAAAATGATGAATTTCTAAATGATTATAATTTTTATATAGAAAACAATGAATATATTAATAATTTAAAAAATGTGTTAGATAAAATTGAGTTAAATAAGAAATATTTTAGATTAACAATAGATAAAAATATTGGTCATAAAAAGAGATATAAAAATAAAAATATTAGTGAAGATACTGTTGCAATTAAAGAAACACATAGTTTAGTGAATAAATGTTCAGATAAAAATTTATTAAATATTACTGAAAAAATAAAACTAAAATTAAAAGATAAAGATCATTTATCACAATTAATTATAGATTCAATAATAGAAAAGTGTGTATTAAATACAATTTATATAGAAATATATCTTAAATTAATAAAGGGGATATTTAATTGTAAAAATTTGAATGATATGGTTGAAATATCGGTTAATAGTGTTTATGAAAAAATGCAACAGACAGATATAGATGTAAATCAGAGTGAATATTTACAATTTTGTGATAAAAATAAAAAATTAGATAAATTAATAGGATATTCATTATTAATTACAGAATGTGAAAAAATGAATATTTTATCAGATAAAATACATCCATCATTAAATAATTTGATAGAAATTCTTGATAAAACAGAAGATAATGATGAAAAATACAAATGTAGTCAATGTTTATATAATATATTTAAATCATTATATAATGATTCAAAAATACCGTCTAATTATTATGAAAAATTAGAAAGATTAAAAACAAATGAAAAAAGTATGAAAATTAAATTTAAATATATGGATATCCTTGAAAGAAAATAATTATATATATATATAATATAATGAATAAAATGAGAAAAAGATCTTTACAGAGGATGAGGAGAGGTATAAGAGAAAGAAAAAGAAGATCATCTAAAAAGATTAGGAGACATTCTAAGAGAGTGAGAGATGCAATTGGAAGGTCAAAGAGAAGATCTTTAAGAAATAAAACTCAAAGAAATAAAACTCGAAGAAATAAAACTCGAAGGAGAAAAACTAAGAGAAGATCTTTTATGAGAGGGGGATGAGGGGGGAGAAAAACGGATAGCACACTGGGACCAACATCTGCTGGTAAAATAAAAATGTATGGAGGTGGATGACGGAATAATATTCAATATTAAATTATTGAAAATATAAATTTATAATATATAAATTTATAATATCTTATCATATGAAGATTTTTTATAAAAATAAATTTAAAAAATTTGAAAGTATAAGAATATCATTATAAATTTGATTTATTAATTTATTTAAAAGTTAAAGCGATATATAAGTTTATAATATAATGAGACTTTATCTAAGACCATTAAATGATAATATCAAGATGTTTTATAAAAACCATACTCACTATAAAGTTGGAGATTCAGGATTAGATTTATTCTTTCCAGAAAGAGTAGAGGTAGATCCTCATACTACAAAATTTATAGATTTAGGGATTCAATGTGAAGCGAAAAATGATGATGGTGGTAGGAATGTATCATATTATTTGTATCCTAGGTCATCAATTTCAAAAACACCATTGAGGATGGCAAATTCTGTTGGAATTATTGATGCAGGATATCGTGGTAATATTATGGTAGCAGTAGATAATATAAGTGATAAGCCATATGTTGTACAAAAGGGTCAAAGATTATTTCAGATTTGTGGGTCAACATTGGAGTCAATTGAGATGAAGGTAGTAAATGAATTATCTGATACAGATCGTGGTAATAATGGTTTTGGAAGCACAGGTCAATAAATAAGTTCTCCATTAGTATCATTTTTTTAAGTTTTCTTTTATTTTTTATTTTTGTTATAAATTCTTTTTACCATTATAATTTATAGAATAATTTATTCTAAGATAAATTATATGGATATTTTATTATTATTAATAATTGTGGTGGGATTAATAATGATAAATAAAAAAGATGGATATCAAAATAATGTAGGATATATGAAAAATATGTCAACAAATGAATATCCTGATGATACTGTTTTTTATGCTTGCAATGAAAAAGTTGAGTTAGAAGAATGTGATGGTTTAAATGAAGAAAATTGTGAATTAAATAGAAATTGTATATTTAATGAAGGTATGTGTCGAGCAAAAAGATTTCCAAATACTCATTATAGGGTAGTAAATAATTCAATAAAAGAGCCATTAGAGGGTACATTTTCTGCATTTTTAGATGTTTATGAATTAAGAAATTATAATCATTTTTATCATGCACCGATATGTGAGGATACGTATAATTTTGTCTCAGATTTTGAGAATCAATATAGACAAATAATACAAGAGGAAGATGAAATAGGGGGATTACTTGAGGAAGAAAAAGAACTGGATCAAAAATCACCTAAAGATTATAAATTTAATTATGAAAGTGCAGATTATAATGGTAATCGTATATTATATACAGGTGAATTACAAAATAAATTTTTGGAAGTAAAGGATGGTCTGAGAAGAAAAGATGATTTCAGTCATTTAGAGGGATATAATTCTGCATATGATACAATTTAAATGGGGGCGAACATTTTAATGATAAAATAAAGAATAACTAAAATTGGGGTCATAGTTTTGATATATCTTATATTTCCATCCATAGAATTAGGAGAATCAATAATGCTCATAAAATCAAAATAAGGTGCAATATTATATTCTACATTGACTTGATTATCATATAAATCCATATATAATCTTTCTAATAATAATGTTGTATTGGAGGGTTTATTACAAATTCTTGTTTCATATTCTTTAGAAATTTTGATAATATTTTTGATAGCTTGAGGAATAAGATGACCTAATTTTTGAATAATTCTATTTAATTGATAACGATCATCGATATCTAATTGTGTTAAATTAATACGATTCGCACCAACAATAGATAAAACAAGATGACCAATTTGCAACATTTTTTCTGAAACACCTGTTGTACAAATTGATTCAGAAATATTCAACATATTCATACATTCATTAATGTCAGATTCCTTTGCTAAAATAATTCTTCTTAATTTAGCTTGTAAATAGTTTATATCATCATTATTAAAATCTGTGATTTTGGTGTAACTTTTTATTCTTTGCTGTGATTCAGAATCATTATCTCCTGTATTTAGATGTTCATTGACGCAACTTTCAAAATTGGAGTCTATTGAGATACCAGATAATAAATCACTAAATGCTTTTACACCAGAAGTATCTTCTTCGGAGGTAGGATCTAATCTATCAAATTCAGATAACCAATAATCATATGCTTCTTCATAAATAATATCATTTGGACCATAATTATCTCCATTGCATTCCCATAAACCAGTAGAACTATCGCATCCACTGACAACTGATCCTCTTCCGGTATTAATTTGAGATCTCAATTCTCTAAGTTGTTGTTGTTTATTATTGGGATCACCGTATTTGTCAGGTAATACATAGATCGGGATTCTAGATTCTCCATCTTCTGTAAATTCACCTGGGACTCTACGGCCAAACATGGCTTTTAATTGTTGATCATTCATTTTAGGATTTGTTTCATTTGGGCCATATGATTCATATTTAGACCATAAACTTTGTGAATCAGACGATGTCCAATCTATTTGATTACGAACAGTTCTTTTTAAATTAAAAGATTGTTGTCTAGAGAACCAATTGGGTTCATCATATTGATTATCTTCTGGGCCTTTCGGTGTAGTTAATTGTTGACCTTGTTCATTAATATTAAATTCACGACACATGCCTAAAACCCCATCTTCTCTTAATTGTCTAATTTCATCGGTTTCATTGGTTCCGGGACATGGGGTACATTGTGATCTATTTCCTAAATTTTGAACATATTGATTTTCACCACAAATATTAAAACATAAAGTTTTATCATTAACAGACATTTCGGAAAAAGATGAAATATCAGAATATTCTGGATGATCTGTTTTAAAGGTATCAAACATAATAGATGTATCCGAGTAGGGGTCTTCTGTAACAGAGGGGTCATTTGGATTAAAATAATTATAACCAGTTTGTAACCTTTCATTAATATAATTGGGACAATCTTCATTTTGCATCATTGGCATTATAATTCTATAGTATAATTAATATTTATTTTCTGTAATATTTATTTATATTTTTTTCAAATTTTTCCAAAGCTTTTTCTTTGGTTCTAGAATGATCTACAGAATCTGTATATATTTTAAAGATAGGATGATTTTTTGAAGCATAATGTAATAATACTGCATCCATTCTTTTTTTACCTAATTTTCTAAAATCATAATTTTTAATAACATTTGAATTATTTAAATGAATTTTAATACCTTTAATACAACCACAAGATGTTCTGAAATCATTCAAATAATGATTAGGAATAACTTTACTTAATTCATCAATAAATTCATATTTCCATGGAGCAATTTCATACCATATTCTTTTATTCATTCTACAATGTGAAAATGCATCAGTTATGCTTTGATCACCAGTTAATAAAATATCAGGTAAACTATATTTCACTAATGAAATAAATTTATCTCTAGCAACGGGTAGTATATCACCTCTCATAATAAAAGTATTGCCTTTTTGATCTAATAATTTAATTTCATTTTTAATGTCATTAATTAGGATAATTTTATTAAAATGTTTTTCAATAATTTTTTTTAATTTAGATTTAAATTGTGTGTTATCTTCTATATGAACTGAAACCCATGTAGGGATAATTAATTGTAATTTTGAATAATGATTATATTTTTTAGTTATCATTTCTACAAAGGATAAATAACAAGATATAGCATGAGTTCCTATACCGTGATAATCTATTCCGGCAGTATAACTCATAATATATGGTTGATTAATTAAATCATGTTTTTTAATTTCTGTATCAGTTAAAAATAATCCTAATTGATCTTCACCGACACCTATAGGGAAAGTATAAGGAGGTGATTGTCCATTATATTCACTAAGAGTGAATGTATTAAATTGATTTGCATAAGGTATTAATTTTTGAAGATGTGATAAAACAAAATCTCCATACATTCCTTCAGATAATAATAAAGGAACAATACCAATAATATCAAAATTAGATAATTCTTTATTTTTAAATTTATAATCACCATAATTACCGCATTCTTTATTATTTTTTTTAGGTTTAAGTTCAATAAATTTTAATCCTTTAATTTTGAGAGTTTTAAATTTATCTATTTCTGAAGTACAAATACTGACTCTAATATTAGGATACCAATCTTTTAAATATTGATAAAATAAACTACAATTAACAATATCACCGAAACCAGAGCATGGTATATTGATAAGTCCAACATGAACTTTACTATGTTTATGTTCAATTTTAAATTTTAATTCTTCTATTGTATATATAGGAATATAAGGTGCATCTTCATAATAAATATTTTTTTTTAAATTATTATATAGTTTATTAAATAATTTATCTTCATATTTATTCATCTTATTATATCTATTATATATATAATCTTTAATGAATAAATCATTATTAATAAATTATGGAGGACAAGGATGTATTTTTAATCCAAGTATACCTTGTAAAGGTGAAAAAAAAACAAAAAAAGCAAATGAAATATCAAAAATATTATTTAAAGATGATTCAGCTAATCGCGAATTTAGAATGAATAAAATGATAAAAAAAATAGAAGGATATGAAGATTGGTGTGTTTTATGGGAAATAAAATGTAAGACACCTAGTTATTCTAAATTAAAAGAAATATCAGAGTTTGACAAATGTATTTCTCAAAAAAATAAGAAAATGTTAAAAAAAAGTAAAAAAAAATTATCATATAAGAAAAAATACACGATGTTAAAAGGACCATTTGGTGGAGAATTAATCGAAAACCATGTTGATGAAATAACAAATTCTTCTACATTTAAAAATAAAAAATTATTTACTAATTTTTTTCTTAAAATATTTTCATATATTCATTCATTATTTATAGGATTAGTTGAACTAAATAATAATAATATATGTCATCAAGATATAAATACAAGGAATATATTATATAAAAATAATCAATTATATTTTATAGATTTTGGGTTATCATCAAAATTTTCTAATAAAAAAGAAAATATAAAAAGATTAAAAATCGCTTATAACAATGATAGAATATATGATAGTTTTCCATATGATTATACTTTATATCATCCAACTATGAATAAAAAAAATTTAAAAGATTTTAAAAATGAATATGGAGATTTTAATAAAAATTATTTTCGTATTCATCATGATGATTATTTAAATATTCATACAAATGTATTAAATCGTGATAAACTAAATGAAGAGATTACTCATCATATGAAACAAATAATAGATGGTGATTATAATGAAAATATTGAAACAATTATAAAATCATTAGACGTTTATTCTTTAGGATATATAATTCCACAGATATTATATGATACATTTATTAAAAATAATATACCATTATCTCGTTTAAAATTATTTTGTTTATCATCAGAAATATCTGAACATATTGAATTATTTAAAAGAATGACAGAATATCATTCAAGAGATAGAATATCACCTGAATCTGCGTTAGAAATATATACCGAATTACAATCAAAAAATAAATTTAAATCAGTATTTCAGTAGATAATATATTTAATTATTCATAAAAAATAATATTAATGTTTCTTTTTTATCATATGAATTATTTAAATAATTCATATTTATATTATAAATTTGATTAAAACTATATCCAATAAAGCACTATATAAAAAACTATATAATTTAAAATTCATATATATATATTTTATGTTAGATTATTATGGATCAATCACGATGAAAGATGAGGATATAGATAAAGATATTTTGCAAGTTTTTAAAAATTATCAAGAAAAATATATTAAATCACTATTAAATAATATGAGAATTCAAAAAATTTTAGAATCAGAACATTCTGTTTCTGGTTATCAAATATTTATCCGTAAATTTATTATAGAAAATATAAAACACGACATAGATAAACAAACAAAATTAAATAATAAAAAATTAATGTTTTCTCATATATTTAATAAGTATTCAAGTGACAATGATTTATTAATCCAAATCATAAATTATCTCAAATAATAATCTCTAATTTTCTTAAATATCACATATGATAAACCATAATTTTTTATTTCAAAAAAAATTCATATATATATATATATGAAAATTAAATTATTAAATTTAATGTATATTAATATAATATTGTTATTATTAATTTTCTGCCAATGTTTTTATTTATCTTATACAAATAATTATAATGAAATACCTGATATAGAGGATGCATTAAATACAAGGGGAACAATAATAGAATTATTTTCAAATATTAGTAAATCATTTACATATTATATGAAATATACATTTTATATATATGGTACAATATTACTGATAACAATTTTATCAACATTTTTATTTAGATATGGGTATAAGAATAAAAAGATAAATAAATCGGAAATATTATGGCAAAAACAGATGGTTTTATTAAATATTTTTGTAAATTTAGCAATAATAATATATAATACTGTAAGTACAGATTTAATAATACAAAAATATGAATCACCGATTATAAAATATATTTTACATGTATTAATAACTCCATTTAATTTTATCCTGTATATAATAATTATAAGTTATTTTGTTAATAATTATTCATTAAGAATAATAAATATTACAAATAAAATAAATACTAAATTAGAAAAATTTCCTTTAAATTGGATAACTTAATTTTTATAAAAAAGATGGTTTATCTAATGATGCATTTTCCCCAATACCTTCACAAGGTTGTCTCCCTTGATAAGGGGCCATTAATTTATTACAAAAATTATCATCAATAATTTCCAAGACTTGTATTTGTCTATATTTATTTTCGCCACAATCATCGTGTTTGCCGAAAGCACGACTCATACCGACATCAATTCTCCATAATCTTTCATTGTAGATAGAATTCATATATTTATTATCCATAAATTGTGGAGTATGAGCTAAAACAATACGATTAATGGGATATAAAGTTTTATTTCTAGAATTAATAATTTGTAATAATTCATTAAAACCTTTTTCGGTATTTTCTCCATATCCGTCATCTTCTGAGTATAATCTACACCAAAAAGGAGACATATCATCATCATCTCTAAAAATTTCATCAAATATTTTTTCTTCACTTTTAGTATCTGTTTTAAGGAGCCATTTTTCAACAATAGAATTTATTTCTTGTATTGAATATTTTTTCATTAAATCATGACTTAAACCACCATGAACAAATAAAGTAGATCCTATCACCGTGATACTTTTCTTTTGAATTGCATAATGTTTAGCAATATTCCCGCCCCTTTCAAAGACTTTTAAACGATGATAATATCCATAGGGATAACCATCATCTGTTTTTTTTTTGTTTCTTTCATTGGGTGGTACAAATTCTAAAAATTCTTGTGGGGATACATATCTAAAATCTCGATCGATATTCATCAATTCATGATTTCCAATCATACCTAAAACTCTACCACCCACAAGTTTTGCCTGTGCATCTAATTTTTGAAATATTTGAATAATCATCATATTATTTCCTTCATCTTCAGTAACATCATCTAAATTTTCAATGCAATTCTTTACCCAATTATCGGGTCTACAACGATCAATCTGATCACCTAATTGTATGACCCAAGAAGATCCGCCTGTCCATCTTATATTTTGAACATTATAAGGAAAAACATCGTTGGGTATTACTTTAGCTAATTTAAGAGCAATTAATGTAACTCTTAAATCACCGTGTAAATCGCCTATTGCAATAACTCTTTTTGTTTTAGGATACATACCTATTTTATCATATTCATTCATTTGTGGGTCATTGTTAATTTTTTGTTTTACTTCATTTTGTGAATTATTATATTGTTTTTTTAAATGATGATCTTCTCTTGCTACTATTTTTTCTTGATTGGTGAAAGGTTCAGACATTCTTCTATCACGGTTCATTTGAACTCCTGATTGAGGGGGTCCATTTAAATTTTTTTGTTTATTAACATTTAAGGGAGCTGAATGAGTTCTTTGTAAATTATTATTTTTACTTACATTGATCGATTTATTGGATGAATTATTAGTAGGATTCATTATATTAGGACTGGATTTTGATCTTTGACGATAAATAGATTTTTTATAAATACACCATTTATTAATTTCATCAAGGACTTTATCTCTGGTATAATTTTTAAATTCATTTGCTTGAATGATATTATATTTAATACAAATTTCAGCTATTTCTTTATCTGATAATTTTTTTAAATTTATATCCATTTTTATATATCTTATATATGATTTATTAATCTTTAAATTTAAAGATAATTTATGGTAATAATTTATGAATTTTGAAATTAATATAAGTGATGATGATAATTCGAGAGATATAAAATTAAATAAAGATATTTTCAATGATATATCAAAAAAACTATGTAATATTAAAAAATTAATTGATGAATATCCTCAAATATGGGAAAAAGTAAAAAAAAATATTCATGATCATGAATATGTTTATACATCGTCATTTTATAAAAAAAACTTAGCAAAAAAAACACCATATAGTCGTTCATATTTTAAGATGAAAGAAATGATACATGATTTTAATATTGAATTATTAAACAATAATATTTGCACGATAGCTGAAGCTCCAGGAGGATTTATTCAATGTTTATTAGAAGAATATGGAAAAGATAATAATATTTTAATAAATGGTATAACATTAATATCAAAGGATAAAAAAGTTCCTTTTTGGAATAAAAAATTAATAAATCATAAAAATATTAAATTTCATACAGGTATTCATAATAATGGTGATTTATATAATTTAAATAATGTATTATCTATGATAAATAATATTGGTAAAGAATCATGTTATTTAATAACGGGTGATGGTGGATTTGATAATTCGAGTGATTATAATAATCAAGAATATAATAGTTTAAAATTGATATATAGTGAAATATTTTTAACATTAAATATTCAATCAAAGGGAGGTATTTTTATATGTAAATTATTTGATTTATTCTTAAAAGAAACAATTATATTGTTATATATACTATTTTTATCATATGACAAAATAATTTTTCATAAACCATATATGAGTCGATATTCAAATTCGGAAAAATATATTATATGTAGTGGGTTTAAAGGATATAATAGAGTTATTATAAATAAAATGATTCATAATTTTAATGATAATAAAATAGATATGGATGTATGTGAATCATTTTTTAAAAAAATATCTGAATTTAATAATTTATATACTAATAAACAGATTGAATATATATTAAAAGGGATTGATCTTATTGAAAATGATAATATTTTTAATGGACCTACAAAAAAGCAAATAAATAAAGCTTTATTATGGTGTGAAAAATATAATATTGAAATAAATAATGAATGTTTCTATTTATAAATTAACAATTTCACAATCAGCTATATTATTTTTTAATAAATAATCTTTAATTTTAGTTAATTTATCTATATCTTCATTTTTTTTATGATAAATTTTAACATGACTTTTTTTATTTTTACTACCACTATTATGTATATCGAGACTTATACCTGGAGATGTTAAATGTAATCCACCTGCTCTCATTGAAATATCGTATGCTCCTGAGCTATATTTTTTACCTTCAGATAATTCTCTAGTTGTTCCACTTTTAATTGTTCCCACGCATTTTTTTTTAGGAGGGAAAGTACAATCTTTTGGTAATTTATGTTGCCAGACTAATATTCCAATCCATGTATTTTTAGATTCAGATAATTTTAACCAAGAATTAAATTTTTTTAAAACCACTTTTTTATTTAGTGATTTAATTCTAGAAATATCATAATCAGAAAATGTTTCCGGTATAACAAGAGGTATTTTAATATTATATTTTCGTTTTTGATCTTCTAAAAATTTTCTTAATGTACTCTTTATTGATGATGAGTTAAATAAACTGCAATGATCAGATTTTTTATTTACTTTACATCTTGCAATACTACCTATTCCACCACTAACTAAATTATTCAATCCTTTAATTTTATTTTTTGAGCATGTTTTTGTTATCATTTGATATATTATAGATGATTCTCTCATATTACCACCATCGATTGTTAAATAAGATTTTGGTAAATTATTGGTGTAATAAATTGGTAAAATATTTTTTATAGTTTCAACAGTCCAATAAGTTTTTCCAGATGCACTGGGACCAAAAATAAATATACATTTAGATAATTTATTTTCAATAAAAGTTTTACCTTTTTTAGTACCTATTTGAATGGAAAAAAATTTTGAATCGTTGCTCCATAATCCTGTTATATTTGTTTTTTTACATACTATTTTTATACATCCATTGATCATTAAATCTGATAATAATCTCAACCAATAGTAAGTTGATCTAATTTCACATTGAGTACATTTAGTTAATATTTTATAACAACTTGATTTATTATCACAAAAAATCCAATCATTATTATTATTTTTTCTTTTAGTTTTTCTAAAAGTTCTTCTTTTAGTTTTTCTTTTATTTTTTTTATTATCTCCTTTAGCTTGTTTAATAGCGAAATCAATTAAATCTTCAATATTATCAAAACCATATTCATTACATATTTCCTTAATATTATTATCATATATCAATTTCATTTTTTTAAAAAATGATGGATCACATATTAAAGAATTATTACTCATATAATATTAATTATAAAATATTTATATTTTACATGATCCTGATTGAATATCAATTGGCTTATCAAAAATTTCATTATTGACTTCTGAAGCTACAATTGAATTAAAAAATTGTCCACCATTAATAACTTTTTTATCATTGAAAACAGTATTGTTTCTGTCTTTATATAATCCAATACCATTTAAAGCATAGCAATTTTGAGGATTTGTAATTAATTCGGGTGGAATTAATTGTAATCTTGTATTATCCATACAAAATCTTTCACCATTTTTATTTGTATAACATTTATCACTGGTTAATACATTCGTATTAGATGATGTCTTATCATGATATTGATTATTATTATCAAAAAATGCACCAATATTAGTTAATTCATCTTTTACATCACTGGTATAAAATTTAGGATGTTCGGAAACATTATCATCTGACCATGATGATTCAGATTCATCATTATTCATATTAAATGATCTTAATTCTTCTGATCCTATATCATTACTTGATAATCTATCTTTTCTATAATAATCAGGTAAATAAACTCTTTTTTTTGTCATATTATCTGGTGAATCTCTATTTCTAATTATATTGATAACATCTTCACTATTAGGTAATATTTCATCTAAATTATTAAGAGGTCTTGGTAATTCCCCTTTACTTAATTTTTGGATTCCATAGCTTATTTGGGGATAAGGAAAATCTTTAATAGCTTTTGTTTTGTCAACATATTCTAATGATTGAATATCTTTTTGAGAGGGTTGATAATCTCCTTTATTCATAAAAATCATTAATAAAAATACAATAACTAGACCTAGTAATAATTTATTCATTTATATGTTTAATATAGATAATATAATTATTATTATAATATAAATGGATGATTCAAAAAAAATATCAGATCATATAGAAAATATAATTAAAGAATTAAATAAAAATACATTAAATTTTAATCAATTATTTCAATTAACATTGGAATCTATAGAATTTATTGAAAATGAATATCAAAATTTAAATGGAATTCAAAAAAAAGAATTATTAATTGAAACTTTAAAAGATATATGTGAATATTCAAATTTATTAGAATTAGGGAATCAAGTTTTTTTAAGAAAATTTATTGATGGTGATTTATCAACTATTATTGATAGTATTATTCAAATATCTAATGGTGAATTTCATATTAATGAACAACAACAAATGTTATTAATAAAATATCTTACAAAATTATGTAAATTTTTATTTAAAAAATGCATGAAACAAAAAAAACAAACAAGGGGAAATATTGTAAATAATCCTTAATATTTTAACCAAAAGTATTTTCAGATGTATATGTAATATATAAAAATCCATCTTTACTTGCTTTTTCATCATAAACTTCTCCCAATAATTTATTTGAGCTTTCCAATGAATTATTAACCATTACAAATAATGCTTGTGAAGTATCTAATTTAATCCTTTTCCTTATAACAAATACAAATTGACCCATAGTCATGTCTTTTGGAACTAAATATTTTTTTTTATCTATATCTTGTAAATCACATTTATTAGATTTTTCAACTATAATTGGTATTCTTGATGGATATTTTAATGTTATTTTTTGTGATTCTTTAATTCTATCCTCAATTGAGTGTGTCTCTACAAATGATGGTATATTCATAATATATTTATATATATATATTATTTTTATAAATATATATTTTTTCTATTTAAAAATATATAATAAATATAATTATACATAAAATGAAAATCGTACAAATATGTAAAGATAACACTATGAATGAAATTGATAATCAATTTTCATTGAAAAATGTATTGAATAAATTATCTAAAATATCAAAAACACAAGGTCATAGTTCTTTAAAAGAACTTTATTATTGGAATTATGAAGATAGTCGAATTGTTTGTTATAGTTGGTATGACGGTAATGCTGGTTTTGAAAACAAGCATGAATTACCACCGGGAGGTACAAGTACATTTTTAGATGAAGATTCATCAGAAAAATTATTATTTGGTGATATATTTATTTGTAAATTAAAGGACAAAAAATTATATGATTTTGATATTTCAGAATATGGTGAGTTTTACAATATTCATTTTGGTGGTTTTGATGATTGTGAAAGTTTCAGTGAAGATGAAGAAGAAGATGATAATGAAAATAATGAAATTCATGATAATGAAGAAGAAGAAGACGACGATTATGAAATAATTAATAATTCAGACGAAGAATTAGAAGAAGATAATTATAATTATTAAATTTGATTTAAAATTAATTTATTATTAATAATAATATAATTATTTTTATGGAAAATACAAACTATAAAGATAAAACTAGGAGTAAATATGTTGATTTAATAAATAAAGAATTAGATAATGAAATTATAAGTCGTCAAATAGAGAGAAGTATATTTAATTATGTAATAAATGTTTCCGATCAAAAAAATATAAAAAAAATATGGTCAAATCCAATATTTAAAAAATTATATATATCAAAGGTAATTTCTATATATTCAAATATAAAATCAGATTCATATATTCATAATATAAATTTTAAAAATAAAATCTTAAATAAAGAAATAGATTATAAAAATATTGCAAAATTATCATCTTATGATATTTATCCTGAAATATGGAAAGAATTATTTGAAGAAAAATCTAGAAAAGATAAATTAAAATATGAATTTAAACCTGAAGCTATGACAGATATATTTAAATGTCGTAAATGTGGGAGTCGTTCATGTTCTTATTATGAATTACAAACAAGATCAGCTGATGAACCAATGACTCAGTTTGTTAATTGTCTAGATTGCAATAATCGTTGGAAACAATAATAACAATAATCATGAACTCTTTAATATATATTAAAAAATTAATATTGTCTATATTGACCTAAACCACTGGGATCATTCATTTGATAACTACAACCTGTAGGTGAACAATTAATAACTGTATTAGTTGATAATACTGTATTATCTGAACATTTTGTGCATGCAGTTTTTTGCTCTTGATCTATTATCATTTTTTTTTGTAATTCAACAGCATTTTGAGTCAAAAAATATCTATATTCCCAACTATTTTTACCCTGACTAATATTATTATTTAATATACAATTCTGTCTATAATCCGTAAATTGTCTTCCATCCGACATCCTTGCAGGAAAATCTAATTCATAATTATCCGTAACACGATTCATTTATATATTTAAAATATAAAATAATTATTAATTATTTAACAATCTTTTTATTAATTTTGTTTTATTTCCTGATATTGGTAATTTTTTTTCTTTTAATTTTACCTTTAATTCATTAATTGTAAAATTTTTATATTCTTTTAAAAGATCATTTTTATTATCAATTAACAAATTATCCGATTCATTACCCGATTCATTATCCGATTCATTATCCGATTCATTATCCGATTCATTATCCGATTCATTATCCGATCCATCATCCGATTCATTATCCGATTCATTATCCGATGCATTATCCAATGCATTATCCGATTCATCTGATCCATCCCTTGATCCATCCCTCGATCCATCATCTGATCCATCATCTGATCCATCATCTGATCCATCCCTTGATCCATCCCTTGATCCATCTCTTGATCCATCATCTGATCCATCCCTTGATCCATCATCTGGTCCATCATGGGGTATATCATTTCTCAAATCATCATCTAATGATGTATTATCTAAATATTCAATCAACATTCCTTTATCTTCTTCATCTATATGTGTCCTAAAATTTTCACTTTCACTCATCATCAATTTAGTTATATCTTCTTCATCATTAATAATTGGATCAATAATTGGATCAATAATTGAATCATTAATAATTGGATTATTATCATTTCCCATATCACTATTATTTAATGGTACAATATCCTGATTATTTTCAATATCCTTTTTATTTATTGAATTATCAATTCCACCTGTTTTAGATAAAAATAATTTAATCATATTTATATCTTTAATAATTTCTTCAATAACAGTTTTAGTTTTCTTTATTTCAAAATAATAATATACAGCTATTGATATTATTAATATAAATAATAATATATTTTGAATATATCCTGTATCGAATTGAATACCTTGAGTCATTTATTTATAAATAAATTTATTTTAAAAAATTTAAACTTACTTAATTATTTAAAGATTATATAATTAAAATAATAAAAATGGAAAAAAAGAAGAGAGGAAGAAAACCAAAAAATAATATTGTGATAAATGAAAACCATAAAGTAAATAATGATCATAAAATAAATAATTTAATAGTTTGTCTTAAAGAAAAGAATATGGATGATGAAAAAAATGAAAATAATATAGAACCATATGATAATAATGATAATATGATGGAAGAAATTAATGAAAATATGAATAATTCAAGTGTTTGTTGGAATTGTTGTCATGATTATAATGGCCAAACATATCATATAATAAATGATTTTGTAAATAAAAATTATCACATTTTTGGTAATTTTTGTTCATATGAATGTAGTTGTCGTTATTTATTTGATAATTACAATGGAGAAGAATTATGGAAAAAATATAGCCTTTTATCGATGTATTATAAAGATGATACAAATCAAATAGAAATAGCTCCATCTCGTTTTTTATTAAAAAAATTTGGAGGTAAGATGGATATTGAAGAATATAGAAAAAAATTCACAAGTAATGTAAATGATCATAAAATATTACCGATAATTCCTATGAATATTTCATTTTATATGTATGATAATAATATTAAAGATAATGTTTCACAAGAATTAAAATTATATAGAAAAAATCCAATTGAAAATAAGAACAATATTTTTAATACTATGAATATAAAGAATAAATAAATGTTTTGAAAATTTGATAAATAATAATGATTAACTATTAACAGATAAAATATAAAAAAAATGCCTTGCTCACATTGCGGTGAGATTGGTCACAACCGTCGAACTTGTCCAATTTTAATAAATTTTAATCGCAATTTAGATAATCCACCACAGGATCCTCAACAAATTATTCAGCAGGATCCGCCTCAATATCCTCAAATTATTCAGCAGGATCCACATCCACTTCAAGGACCTCAAATAGATCTTATAAATCAGCAACCATTGATAAATAATCCAGGAAATAACATAAATCAAAGATGGTTTAATGATATTATTGTTAATGATTTTGCAAATGAAAATAATGAGAATAATCAAAATAATGATATAAATGAATTTGGTACTATTGATAAGTTTGATGTTTCAATTCACAATATGAAAGATATGAATTATACATTATATCTTGTATCTGGTAATATGATAATATGGGATTTAGACACAACAGAAAATGATTTACATTATTTAGGAATTTGCGTTTCTAATAGTACTTATGATATGAAAAGATGTGTTGGAGCTCGTATCTTAGTGATTCCACATGGAAAATCCATTGAACATCCCGAATTCCACCCTCCTACAGATAAAAAATTATGGGAAAAACCATATTGTGTTATTAATATTAAAGAATCACACAAAAACAATAAAGATATTTATATTGATGATGGAGATCAATTATCTGAACTTAATCGATGGAAATTTAATGCTCTTAAATTAGATTTTCTTTTAAAAGAAGTTATAAAACTGGGTGGTAAAAATTATGATAATCTTGAACCGATTTTAGATCTTCATCAAGATATTCAATTAAATGATCATAATGAATTTGAAAAAGAAAGATCAGGAATACCTTCTACATTCACTAACCTCACTTAAGGGTTTTGATTTTCAATATCATTAATTTTTTTATTACAATCGGAATAAATAATTTTCATAATTAATAATAATATCATAAAACACAGCTCTATCAAAGATGATATATACACTGGTTTTAAATCATTATGAATAGAATATATTAATCCTAATATTATTGCAAAAATAAATATTAATTGCCAACCAATTGATATATCCTTTAAATTTTTTGTTTTGCAAGATTTATATAATTGAGGAATTAAACTACTTGCAAATAAAAATCCCGCTACATAACCACATGTTTCATAAAAATCAAACATGTTTTTTTTAAAAAAAAGTAAATTATTGAATCAAATTTTAATTATTTATTTCTCCTAGTGTTTCTTCTCATGGTATTTCTTCTGGAATTTCTTCTGGAATTTCTTCTCATGGTATGTATTCTGTTGGATCTCCTGTTGGATCTCCTGTTGGATCTTCTATAAGATCTTTTTTTGGATCCACCGAATTGAAAATGTTTCTTAGTTTTTTTATTATATTTCTTAATTGCTTCATCTCTTATTTTACCACCTTTATCATAATTTTCTTTATATTCTTTAAGAGCTTTTTGCATTTTAAGATTTTGTTTAGATTTTATCTTGTATTTTAATACTTTATAAGTATCTAAATAATATTTATTTCTCCCTAATAATGTTTTTTTTACATTATTCTCAAACCATTTTTTTATTCTACTTAAAGAATAATTTTCATCATGCTGCCATATATCTTTAAAAAATTTCATTATTAATAATTTCGGTTTAAAAACAATTTTGTCGGTATTAAAACTAATACTTTTTGTAAAATATTCTCTTGCATTTATCCTTGATGCGATTTCTTTTCTAATCATATCTTGATGTTTTTTATCAGTCGGTAATTCATCAAATGTTAACTCTAATACAAAATCAGTCATATATTATATCATTTATAAAAATAATTTTGAATACAGTTTATAGTAAATAAAGCTTTCATTAAATCATTATCAATAAATAATTTAAATTGATTATTAATTTTATTTGAATTAATATTTATATGTATTTGATCATATTTTTTATTATATAAACTATTAATAAATTTTTTATCTTTTTTTTCATTTTTCAATGTATTATTCATATTATTCCATTTAGATACAGTATAATTCCATATATTTTTTAATCTAAATTCTTCAACAGAATTTAATAAATTATAATAAATCTCAATATCAATATAATCATATAAAATATCAAAACAATTATAATTAAAATTATTTATAAATAATAATTTTTTAGATTTTATTATTTCTTCACTCATACCAAGATATTCCATTTATTTAAATTTATAAAGTTTATATGGTAATTAAACATAAAATATTTAGTATAATTCATACATATTATAATAATTTTTTTCAGATACTCTTCCAGTATCTATAATAATTTCTTTATTAATATTATCGGGATTTTTATGATATTTATCATTTAATATTAATGATATATTAAACAATAAATTAAAACAATGATCATGTATTTTTGTGCATATTAATCCTATTTTTTCACTATGTGTTTTTTTATTTAAATTTTTATATGATTTTAATGAATTAATATATGAATCTTCTGGAACCGAAACAGATAATGATTGAAATTCATTCAAAGATTTTTTTAAATATAATTCTGCATTATCATATGAGGGAATATAGTGATCTAAATTTTGATTCTCTAATTGTTTGATATAATAAAAATATAATTTTAAATAATTATATCCGTTTTTATAACATTTTTTATTGTATTTTTTATATTCTTTTAATTCATTTATTAATAAATTTATTTTATCATCAAAAATTATTTTTTTATTAATTTTTTTATTATTTTCATTAATTGTCGTGTTTTTTTCTTTTTTATTTTCAATAATAGAAAATACATCTTTATAATAAACTAAAATTAAGAGTATAAATATAAATATTATAATTTTATTTGTTTCTATTTTTTCAGATAATAATAAAAATATTATAAAAAAAATTATTATCATCTTTAAATTTGGTTCCATTAATTCATTCTTTATTTTGTCTATCATGTGTTACTATATTATTTATGAAATATATTATTATAGAAAATAAAATTAATATAAAACCAATATAAATTATATTTCTGTCATCTCTTATAAATAAAACAGTAGCCAATGAATAAATTTTCAAATTATCTATAAATGATAAATCTTCATATTTATCATAATGTTCTTCACTCTCTAATATTTTTCTATTATAATTTTCAAATGAAAAAGTTAAAAAATTTATGCAATTATCGACAATATCACCCATTGATTCATCCATAATTGTTTTCGGATCAGATTTTTCTTCTTGTTGTTTCATTTTTTTAATATTGTGTAATTCATGATTTGTTAAATTTGTAAAATGTTTATTATACATTTCTAAACCAGCAGAGCTCATTTGTGGTCTTTGTTCAGCAGTAATATCTCTTAAATGTGAATTTATTAATGCATCCATATCATCAGATAATTCATCATTATCATTTGTTTGAGAAACGCCCATTCTCATTTGATGACTTAATTTTAATAATTCTTCCTCAGTTTCTTCAGTTCTTAATTTCATTTGACCTTTTAATCCATCAATTTGATCATTTAAAGTACTTATTTCTTGTTCTAATTCATCTACTGTTGGCATTTTATAATTTATAATTTATTTTATATTTATGATAAATACGATATAATATGAACATTACTTAACATCATTCTCCTACAACAATATTTATGTAATTCCATTTCATCTAATATTTTTCCTTCAATACTTTTTTCTGGTTTTGGATTTTTAACATCAATATATCTTAAATCTAAATTATTCGTTTTTGGATCTAAATCTTCATTAATTTTATTTTTTTCTTCTTGAACAGCGGAAATATAAGGAATCCATTTATCAGATAATACTTCTCCACATGTGAAACATCTAACAGGGATGATCATATTTATATATTTATATTTATAAATTAAAAATCAAATTTGATTTTTTTTTCAAAAAAAAATTAATATCACAAAATATAAAGAAATATGGAAGTATGGAAAACAAGACCTGGATTAGATTGTACATTAATGAGAACAATAAATCAGGGTCATTTGCGATGGATGACAGATATAGAAATAAAATTATTAAAAAAAAAACATTATGATGAAAGATATAAATTATGGTTAAGATTAGGTGAATGTAGAATTTATGCAGCAAATGCAATAAGAGAATGTTATCTTAAATATAAACACCGTAAATTAAATGCATATAAAAAATTAAATTTTTGTAAAATAACCGATTTAAATGATGATATTATTTATCAAATTTGTAATCATTTAAAATAAAATTACGATTTATTATTATAAGATAATAATGGGTATCCCTGTTTATTTTAAAACTATTCTCACAAAATATCAAGATTCAATTCTTATAAAAAATAAATTAAATAATGTTGATTCATTATTTTTTGATTTAAATTGTTTAATTCATCCATGTTGTCGTAATGAAAAAAATGAATCAATTATGATTCAAATTATAATTGATAATATTTACAAATTAATAGAATATTCAAATGTAAAAAAGTTAATTTATATATCAATCGATGGTGTCGCACCAGGAGGAAAATTAAAACAACAAAAGATGAGAAGACATAAATCTGTATTAGAAAATAAATTGTGGGATACAAATGCTATTTCTCCAGGAACTAATTTTATGAAAAAATTAAATATTAAATTAAAAGATATAAATATTTCAGGATTGAATATAATTATAAATGATTCAGATATAAGAGGTGAAGGGGAACATAAAATATTACAATATATTAAAAATAATCATTTAGAAAATAATACAATAATATATGGATTAGATGCAGATTTAATTCAATTATCTTTAGTATCAAAAAAAGAAAATATTTTTTTATTACGAGAAAGAACAGAATATAATATTGAAGATACTGATAATGAATTTATATATCTCAATATTGATATATTAAAAAAATTTATCATAAAAGATTTTAATATATCATATAATATTTCAAATGATATTTTAATTAATGATTATATATTTTTATGTTTTTTTTTAGGTAATGATTTTATTAATCATTTACCTTCTTTAAATTTAAGATATAAAGGTTATGATATTTTATTTGAAACTTATATAAAATTACAAAATGATTATCAGGGATATTTTCAATTAATAAATTTAAATTTAGATCATAATATAAATTTATGTTTTTTAGAAGAATTTATTTATGAATTATCAAAAAAAGAAAAAGATATAATTAAAAATAATATGAATATTCGTGAAAAACAATATAAAAGATATTATAATCAATATAATGAATCATTTAATGATTTTAAAAAATATATTTCTTATGAAATACAAAATAACAACAAAAATAATCAAATGGAAAGCCAAAATATATCATTGGAAGATATTTATTCTTATCAGAATAATAATATCCACAATCAAGAAATTATAACAGATATGTTTAATCATTTACCAATTTTATTTTTAGATATAGAAAAAGATATTTTTAATAAAAATATTTATTATCAAAAATATAATAAAAATGATTTATGTGAAGATTATTTAAATTCACTAATATGGACTTCTCATTATTATTTTAAAGAATGTATCAATTGGAAATGGAAAACTGAATATCATAAAACACCATTTTTAAAAGATTTATATCAATATTGCAATAATATAGATAAATTATCTATAGATGTTGATGATAAAGAATATTCGCAAAAAGAACAATTAGAATATATTTTACCGAATCAATCGCATAACATACATTCATTTAAAATAAAAAATAAGAAAGAATCAAAAATAAATTTAGATTTAATATGTAATCGCTATTTGTGGGAATGTCATTTATTATTTGAATAAGTTTAAAAAAATATTAAAAACTACAAGTAAGAAATTATAATGTCGGATCAAATTTATATTAGATATCATAAATGGAATAAAAAAAATTATAAAAAATTATTTCAGAATTGTTCGGATATATTAGATTTAAAATCATTACAATTTTTTATGCCATTATTTTCATTGTATTTTTATATACATAATACACCATGTTCACATAAGGTGATTGATTTAGAGAGAAAATATTATATATCTGAAATCAATGAAATAACTAAACAAAGATATTATAATTCAAATATGTTTCTTAAAGGTAAAATATATGATTCAGGTAAAAATATTCACATCGATAAAGAATTTTTTTGTAAAACAATCCCCATTTTAGATCCTATGCATTGTTTAAATAATAATTATAATTTAATTACTAAAAATAATTATCACCTACCTTCATCATATAATTATAATACCTTTAGAAAAATTAATAATATAGACAATACTGCATATATAGATGTTTTTTGTTCATTTTTATTTGGTCAATTAACACAATTAAAAAAGAATCCATCATTTCCCATTTTTTATGGATCTTTAAATGGTATCGGTGATTATAAATTTGATATCACAGAAGAATATCATGATTTAAGAATAGATAAATGTTTCAATGATAATTTAGGTAAAACATTTACAATGGATATGTATATCTCTGATTCTGATGATTCTGATGATTATGATAATACATCTGATGATTCTGATAATAATGATGATAATAATGATGATAATAATGATGATAATAATGATGATAATAATGATAATGGTTCAGGTGATAATTCAGATGATAAAGGTTCGGATGATTCATCAGAATATACTGAATATAATGATGATTATGTAGCTATAATAAAAAAAATTCCTCTCCAATTATTATTTATTGAGAAATTAGAAGGAACATTAGAAGATATATTAACAGATAATGATTTTAATGAAAATTTATTAATTAGTTGTTTATTTCAAGTATCTTTTGCTTTAACATATTTACAAAAAAGATATGAATTTACTCATAATGATTTACATATTAATAATATTATGTATAAAGAAACCGATACTAAATTCTTATATTATAAATTAAATAATACATATTTTAAAGTTCCTACATTTGGTAAAATATTTAAAATTATTGATTTTGGAAGAGCTATTTTTACTTTTAAAAATAAAACATTTTATAATGATGTATTTGCGAATTATAGTGAAGCTGGTGGACAATATCAATATCCCAATCAAGTAGATTTTTATAAAAATAATAAATCTAAAAATAATACAAATCCTAGTTATCATTTTGATTTATGTCGGTTATCTATGACAATTTTAGAAGAATTGCAAAAAGATAAAGTTGAAAATAAAGATTTATTAAAATTATTAGAAAAATTATGTACCGATAAAAATGGTGAAAATTTCTGTGATAAAGATGATGATTTTGGTTTATATATTTGTATTGCAAAAGATGCTTGTCATTCTTTACCAAGAAATGTTATAGAAAATAAAATATTTAAAAAATATAGAATTCCAAAAAAACAATTCCCAAGGAAATCTTATTATCAATTGTGAAATAATTATTCTAATTGTAATCGTAATCCTACCATTTCAGCTATATCTCTTATTAATTTTTCTTTTTCTGAATCTGACATATCTTCTGCCATATCTTCTGCCATTGTTAATGTTATTTTCATCCATGCTAATTTTTGTTCTGCTTTTTCTAAAGCTCCCCATTGATCTAACATATCATCAGTATTAAATTCCCCTAATTCAGGCACTATATCTCCTACATCTAGCTGATGTGCCTTTCCTCTTTTATTTCTTCTTTTAGTATTTCTTCTCCTAGTATTACTTCTCACTCTTCTAGATCTCCTAGTATTTCTTCTTACTCTTCTATTATTTGATCTACGAGTATTTCTCCTTTTAGTTCTACGAGTATTACTTCTTCTAGTATTTGGCATTATATATTATATAATATATAATATTATATAATATTTAAAAAGGAGGTTTATTATTGATAGGACTTATTCCACCACCTTTAAGAACAATACTTTCAGATTTTCTTGATGTAACAAATAATATTAATACAGATACAAATAATATAATACCAAAAATACATAAATATTCGTTTTTACGATCTTTATATTTATTTTCTTCATATTCTGATGTAAATGCCGCATAAACACCCGTACTTACACCACTAATTCCTAATCCTGTTAATAAACTTGATGAAAACATATATATTTAATATTTTAAAAGAAAGATATTATTCTAAACTTATTAATATATGACTAAAAGAAGATCTAAAAAATCTTTCAAAAGAAAAACTTACCGAAAATTAAAAACTAGTAAAAGAAGAAATACTAGAAGAAAAAATACTAGAAGAAAAAATACTAGAAGAAAAAATACTAGAAGAAAAAATACTAGAAGAAAAAATACTAGAAGAAAAAATACTAGGGGGAAAATGAGGAGAAAAATAATGAAAGGCGGAGCAGATGCTGGTGCTTTACAAGATCAAGAAAGATTGCATTCTAGAGTTAATTTAGGCTTTGATGATTATTCTCCTGAAACTTTAGAAATTACAGTTAAAAATATGAGACATAAGTTAGGTGAATATAATTTAAGAGATTATGGTTTTCAATATTTGGATATGAAATCACAACTTGATCAATTAACAGATCTAGAAGATATTGATCCCGAAAGATTGAAACAAATTTCGAATTTACTAAAAATAAAAATTCTTGAAAATGTTTTGAAAGGGGAACAATATGATATAAGTGATGATACAACTTTTAATGTAAAAAATGATAGAGGACTAAACAAAGTGGGATTATTTTTTGTAGGGGGTAACATTAGAGGAGGAGGAGGACAACAAAAATTTCCTACAGTGCATTGCGATTTTAAAATTACAGATAGTGAAAGTTATCTAAGTAGCTTAAAAGTATATTCAAGTTTATCAATGGGTGAAAAAATATCAGAAATAGATGAATTAACCACATTGAAGAGTGATAATTATTGTTTATTAAATGTTTGGATTAATTTAACAGAGGGTGTATTAATACATAATAATTTAGCATTTATTGATAAAAAAAATGTTCCCGTGAAACAAACAAGTCGATATTCAATAGATAGAGGACCAGTAACTATGTTTACTAGATTAATAGATGATTATGATTTGGGAGAAGCATACACATGTGGTAAATTATTACAAGGTGAGGGATATTTATTTCAATCAACATGGACACCTCATTTTTCCTTAGGTAAAACTGTATCTACTGAAGATCCTGAGTGGGCGACACTCCATAAATACGCATCGGCAGTACATCCGGCACTCCCCGCGAGAAAAATTCAGTCTGTATTCCGTGGATATTCTACTCGTAAAAAATTGAAAAAAATGAAAGGGGGTAGTTATTCGGCAGTTGAGACATGGGATCAAAAAAGAAAAAGTTGTGAATTCCGTATTCTTTTAACAATGGAAGATGCTGATGTATTTGAAAGATTTATGGGAATAGATCATTTTGAGGGTGATACAATATATGAATATCATGATTTGGTAAAAATAAGTCAGGGTATACCACTTGATGAATCAGAAGCAAAATTACAAGAACTAGGGGAAGTAAAAATTTTACAATGGTTGGAAATACATCAAATTTTTTTACCTGTTCCCAAAGATGAGAAAGAATTAAAAAATAATGATGAATTAATACAATGTTTAGAAGAATTAAAAAGAATAAATAAAGATGAAACAATGGCCATAATATATTCAAAATTTGATGAAGATGACTCAAAAGAATTAATTGATAGTAGTGGTGAAATAAATATGATTTCCCTCAGATTAGTGGTAAAAAATTTAGAAAATATAAAAAAAATATTCGGAGATTTATCTTTTTTAAAGAAAAAGGAAGAGGAAGAAGATTTATCAGAATCAGAATCAGATGAAGATGATGATTAAAAATCATCATCAAAAGTAATTTCATTTTTTGATTGATCAATATTAGGATTTGCTTTATTTGAATATTCACCTACTCTTTTTTCAAAGAAATTAGTTTTTCCTTGAATAGATATCATCTCCATCCAATCAAAAGGATTAGATGTATTATAAACTGGATCTAATTTAAACATCTTTAATAAACGATCTGCTACAAATTCAATATATTGACTCATTAAATTTTTATTCATACCAATTAATTCACAGGATAAAGACTCTGTAATAAATTCTTTTTCAATTTCAACTGCCTCTTGAATGATTTGATATACAATTTTTGGAGAGGGTTTATCAATTAAATTATGATACATTAATACAGCAAATTCAGTATGCATTCCTTCATCGCGACTAATTAATTCATTGCTGTGACATAAACCAGGCATTAATCCTCTCTTTTTGAGCCAAAAGATACTACAAAAGGCTCCTGAAAAGAATATACCTTCAACAGCGGCAAAACCAATAACACGATTCACAAAGGGACTATTTTTATCACTAATCCATTTAAGAGCCCATTGTGCCTTTTTCTGAATACTAGGAATATTATCCATGGCATTGAATAAATAATCTTTTTCAGAGGGATCTTTAATATAAGTATCAATTAAAAGAGAATAAGTTTCTGAATGAATATTTTCCATCGCCATTTGAAAAATATAAAAGAATTTTGCTTCGAGTAATTGTACTTCTTGAGTAAATCTTTCAACTAAATTTTCATTAACAATTCCATCGGAGGCAGCGAAAAATGCAAGAATATTTTTAATAAATTTTTGTTCATTATCATTTAATTTATTCCAATCAGTCATATCTTTAGAGAGATCTAATTCTTCGGTAGTCCAGAAATTAGCTTCAGATTTTTTATACATTTCCCAGAATTTATCATGTTGGATGGGGAAAATAACATAACGATTTTTAGATTCATCTAGAAGAATTTCTTTTGTTTTATCCATAATAATGTATTATTGTTATATAATTTTTAAATCCATTTAAAAAAATCAAATTTGAAATTAAAATAAAATAGATTATTAAAATATAAAATCATCAATATGAAAAATATACACATCTTTGATTTAGATGATTGTATTATAATGCATCACGGTAGAAAAGTAAGATATGATAAAATAATAGAAAATCCATTTTTAACATATTATTTAAATTTATGCGATGGAGAAAAATATATATATACAAATGGAACGTATGATCATGCAAATGATATATTAAATAAAATGAAAATTCATGATAAATTTAAAAAAATATATTCCAGAGATACAGTAAACACAATGAAACCAGATACAAATTCAGCTTTAGATGTTCAAGATGATATAATTTCAATAGAAAAAACAAAAAATAATAATTATATATTTTATGATGATCAAATTGATAATTTGAAAGCTGCTAAAGAAATAGGATGGAAAACAGTCTGGATACATCCTAAATATTATTATTATAAAAAATATTCATTTATTGATGATGCTTATTCAAATTTAACAAATGCTTTAAGAAATAAAGTATAAATATAATATATGAGTGATATTGAAAATAAATTAATAACATGTTCAATATGTTTAGAAGAAAATATTGAAAATGATGAATTATGTAAGACAAATTGTAATCATTTTTTTTGTAAAAAATGTTTAGATGATTGGTTTGATAAAGGAAAAAATACCTGTCCGTTATGTCGTGGTGATATTAAATATTATTATTATAAAGATGAAAAAAATAAAATTATTATAATTAATTCAGAAGAGAATAATATAAATATCAATAATATTCAAGAATTATTAAATAATAATAATTTAAATTTAAACGGACTAGAGAGTATGATAAGAACTTTGATGATTAAAAATGCAAGGTTAAAATGTTATTTATATGTATCATTATTCACAACAATAAATTATATGAGTAATTATTATTTTTGTTCATATTATAATAATCAATTGAATAATCAATTGAATAATGAATTGGAAATTTGCGTAGATAATAATACGATTATCAATGATAATTTAAATTTATGTAAAGATTATGTTGAAGATATAAATGATAATTTAATTAGTGTAAATATGTTTGATAATGAATATTATACTAAATGTAATATACCTGAATTAATTTATGATAGATGTTTTAATAATTAAATATAAATATATATATGAATTCATTGATTACTTTATTTATTATTTGTTTAATTTATTATACAATAAATAAATATTATCCAGAAAAATTAATAGATTATCATAATTATTTTTATGTATTTATTGGTGTTTATTTATTATTAGTTTATATGTTTTCATATGAAACACGATTTATGTATAATTTATTTAAAAATATCCATGATACAACAAGACAACCATTATATTCATTTAATGCATCTCAATCTAATTCTGATTTTTTTAATGAGCAAAATCCTAATCATAATATAAAAAATCATATATCACAACAGCAGGGGCAAAGATGCGCTCAATGTAATAATTATTTGATACAAGGTGATTCATTATTAAAATATAAGATACCATTACAGAATGGGGGACAAAATAATATATCTAATTTAATGATTGTATGTCCAACATGTTTTAATTTTTAAATTAAATTAATGAAGTTACACCCGCAATTACTTTTTGATCTTTTTTTAAATTAGATTTTATATATTCTGGTAATATAATATCGACTCTTGATCCAAATAATATTAAACCATATGGTTCTGATTGTTTTACTTTATCACCTATTTTTAAATTATTAATAATTCTTCTTACAAAAAACCCTACTTTTTGAATAATATCAATTTCACCTATTTCTGTTATTATTGTTATTTTAACTCCTGTATTATGATATGATTCAGGTTTCATTGCTAAATAATTAGTCCCTTCAATATATTCAATATTTTTTACAATTCCATCAATAGGAATATATTGCCAATGTACAACTAATGGTGATAAAAAAACAGATATAATATTATTATCAACATTCATTACTGTTCCATCACAAGGTGAAACAATAAAATTATTATTTTTATTTATTCTTTTTGGTTTTCTTATAAAAAATAATGCAAATAATGCAAATAATACAAATATATATTTCATATATAAAAACAATATAATATTTTATGTTAGTTTCTCACTTGTTTTAAAATTTGATAATTTAATATATTTTTTATTAATAAATTAATAATGGAAATTAATTTAACAATAACTAATTTAGAAGATATACAATATTTAGAAAATATTAAATTAGATGATAAAGATGATATTTTAAGAACTGCATTAACAATAGGATTAAAATCAATACAAATGAGTGAAATGAAATTAGATTGCCATTCTTATATGGATCCAATAAAACAATTAATAGATAATTCTAATCATGATCATGATAATTTATTAACAGATATAGATGATAAATTAAATGATTTATTACATTTAAAGAATAATTCAAATCGTAAAGGAAAATTATCAGAAGAATTGTGTATTCAATTATTAAATAAAAAATACCCAAAATGGTCATTTAAAAATATATCTCAAGAATCTTATGAAGGAGATTGTAGAGCTATCGAAACAGAGATAGGACAAATATTATATGAATTTAAATGTTATGATACAAATATTAATCGTGATCAAATACAAAAATTCTATCGTGATTTAGAATATACGGGTATAAAATATGGTATATTTGTATCAAATACATCTGGAATTGTTGGTAAGAAAAATATTGATTGGGAAATAAAAGATGATAAATTACTTGTTTATGTTTCAAATATGGGGATGAGTGGTTATGGATGTATAATTGCTACAGAATTATTATTAGCATTGATATCAATAAATATTTTTGATAAAGAAAAAAATTGGTTATATATGCAGAATATAGATTTTGATCATATTAAAGAAAATTTAATAAAATATCTTTCTGATTATAAAAATAACAATGAATTAATTACAAAACATAAATTTTTAATAAGAGAACAAAGAGAAAAAATTAATCATTGTATGGAAATATTAGAAAAAGATATATTTGAAATTGAATTGAAATCTGGAAAAATATTAAAGGATATGATGCAAATCGTTGAAGATATAAATATAGAAAAAGGTTGTTTTATAGAATTTAATAAAGAGAGATATTTAGAAAATATAGAAAATAAAAAATTTAAATTTTATTTAGAAAGATGCATGGATTTATCGGATGATTTAGAGATTCAAATTAAAAATGATGAATTATATTTTATAACAAATAAAAATATAATAGCGTATACAAAGAAGACGAAAACAAAAATAGATTTATGTTTTCCTATAATTGATGATAATATTCATATAAATTTAAAATATGAAAAAATAAAACAAAATTTAATAATCATTGAATTAAAAGATATAGTTGAAATATGGGAAATTATTAAAAAAAAATTAATGTATAAGGTTATATTAAATGGCTGCTAAAGTAGTAGAAAAAGATACTTCTTCAGATTTTGAAAAAGATGAAAGAATAATCGAATTTAAAAAGATGAAAACTGATATAGAGAAGAAAAATTTTTTTAAAAAACATAAAACTTTTTTTAGAGATTATTTTCTTAATTATGAAAGTTTACAGAGAGGAATCAATAATGAAATCGTTTTATTTAATGAAACCATGGTAGCACACGGTAAATATAAAAAATTTTTAAGTGAAGGACAATCTAAAAAGGAATTATATTTATCATCGAATTTTTTACCCGGTGAGACAAAAATTACATGTCCTTATGTTGATTTTACAAAAAAGGGAGATAAGGGAGATTTCTTTCAAGAGGGATATAAATCATCACCTGTCGGTAAATTTGAATCTAATTTTGAAGAAATTGTAAAGCAAATGAGTAATAATATGTTAACTACTAAAGAAAAACATGATGAAGCTCAAGTTATATATGAAAAATTATTAAAAAAAACAACAGGAGGTGTCAGTTCTAATATTTTAGATGAAACAAATGAAGAACTTACCAAAATAATGAAAGAATATGAAGCTGAAGCCATCAGAATAGGAAAACAACATATGAATGATGAAACGAAAATTTTTCCATTAAAAGAAAGTATTTTTGATGTTGTCTTTGATACTCCTTTAACTATTGATGGTAAAAATTTTTATAAACCAGACCCTGAATTATCTGCAAAAATTATGGTAGCAATCGAAAAAGGTATCGATAAAGAATCTTTAAATATTTCTAGAAAATTACCTGATAAAATAGATAAAGATTATAAATTGGTAAATTTAATGATAGAAAATGGCGAATTAAACAGTACTACCGATTTTACTCAAACTGATGGAAATCCTATATTATCATTAAATAGAGATCAACCATTATTGGCTTATATGGATAAAAGTGGAAAAGTCAATTATGAAAGTGTTATGGGAGATTTTTCCAGAGAAAAAATTAAAATTATTAAATTGAGAGATGGTGCAAAAGCTGATGATCTAACAAACACCGGTGGTGCTTTAATTTTGAATGTGGTATATGGTGGTGGTGCTTTTGAATGGACGGATAACATAGACAAAACTGTTCCAGGATATGGGGCCATTGCTGGGCCGGTTGGGACATTTATCACTGCCTTAAACGGTATTCTTAACCAATCTCAAAAAATTATATTAAGTGCTTTTTATAATGATGTTTTGATGAACAACGCTCAGGGTAAAACTTACTTAGATGTTCGTTATGACGCAAAATTTAGAGATGATGCCTATTTTGGTGTTTTTTTTGAGGTAGAATTAGTAGATATTTCCCAAAAAATGAAAGATATCTATAAAATTTATACAGATAAATTATTAGAAAAATTTTTTTCTAAAATAAAAAAACTAAAGGAATCAACTCGGAGTCAATGTGATGATGTTCGAAAAAAATATAATCGAAAAAAAGATGATATAAAAACTCAAGGTAAAAAAATGGTAGGTGAAGTAAAATCAAGTGATAGTTCTTTTACAGAAATTATGGAATTATTAGGAGGTAAGATGCTTTCTATGGTATTTTATGGAAATGACTCTAAAAAATACCCTGTTGTAAAAGGATTTACTCCAGAAAAAACAAAAGTAGAAATAATAAATAATGGTTTATTATGGTTACCTTATATCGATTATGAAAAATTAACTACTGATGGATTTGATGGGAGTAATATATTATTTAAGGTTGCAACAGGATCTATTTTTGATCCAGGTACAGAAGTTAGGGCGACTACTAAATATATTAAAGATTTATATGAAATCTATCTAATGAAATATTTTAGTATGCAGAAAATTTTAGGTACGAAAAAAAAATTTAAAGAAGGTGAAGCCTATGATCTTTTAAAACAAATGAATTGTAAATCATTGACAGATTTTTCTAAAATAGTAGCAGAAATTAATTCTTATTATCAAGATAATAATGTATTTGGGAAATCCATGGCTATTGTTAATAATTATTATTCTATTTTAATAGAAGGTGATGATACGGGTGACAATTATTTAACTAATGTTAATGATCAAATATTTTCTACAAGAGCATTAGACATTATTCGTTCTTCAAGTAAAGGTCTCATTGCAACTGTTGGTCGTCTAGAATCGTCGGGTTTATCACGAATAGATCCAGCGGCGCCGCTTCCATATGGTGGTAATCTGGATTTTGATTATAGAAATTATGGAAGATTGGGATATGTTGCTGGATTTTATTATAGTGAATTAAACCGTTATGAAAAACAAAAACAAAATGGAGATCCTGGTATATCTAATTCAGACAATGTTAATTTAATCATGAATCTATTTGTTTTTGAAAGTACTTTTGGTACATGTGATATAATATCTCCCGATTTAACAGATGAAGGTAAAAAAAAAAGAATAAAAGAAAGATATGATGAGGCTTTAAGATATGCTTGTAGATATTGTATTAAAGCATATGCTTCAATTAGGGATATAAAAAATGATGCTCATTATTACGCTGCTTATGCGGCTGTTTGGTGCATTTTTAATAGTATATCTGAATCGGTTACAGAAGGCCGGCTAGTTAGAAATAAAAGCGATCCTTTGGATGAATATGTTACAAAAGTAGCCGAATATTATCATGGAATTAGAGATGATGCTTATGATGTCACGAATTTTGAAGCGTATGTTGGATTCCCTGGATTTTCAACAGTAGAAGATACGGATAGATTAACAAATGTTGATGGAAATATACATACCACATTTAATATTTTACAGATGGAATACATGATGGGGGCACAACTAGATTTCGGGGGTGCGGGCGTAGATAGGGAATATATGGTAGCTTCATTATATTTAACACCCGATGGTTCAAATTTACATGACTTAAGTGCTGTCGCGGGGGATCCTTTTCCAACGAATATCACCCGTCCCACGAACGTCGCCGGTGCAGTCCATCCCCAGACGGACAACGGGCTCTGGCCTGATAACACCAATGCCCAATGGATTCAAGGCTCCCCAGGACATGCCCTGGTTGGAGCAGCGGGTTTATACTTATCTCGTGTGAGGACAATGAAACAATTCTTATATATATTCCGTGAAAATAACATTAATGCAGATGCACCAATAACACGTGACATCCTCGCGAGTATTCCTCTTGCTATGCCTGCTTCATCCGTCATCTTGACGCAAACTGTACCTTACTCCACCAATAATCCATATCCTGGTCCATTCGATATAGATTTTGATCCCTCTTCCCCTAATCTTCCCCCAAATTTAGATATTTTTAAATTATTAAGAGGACAAAAGACAACTAGGGCTCAATTCAGAAGAGCTGGAATCCTCCTTCAGGCCCCCGGGGGGGGCCCCGTCCTCGTCCCCGGCTTCGCTGGGAACATCACCCCCGTCGGCAGTTGGCCCCAAGATATCCCCCCTCGACCCCTCGGTTTTGTCCTACCCCCCGCCGGCGCAAGAATGACTCTATTCGAATTACAACCAGCCCAGCCTACGAGAAACACCAACCAAGAGTTTAAAACAGATGATAATAAACAATATACACCACCCTCAAAATCTGTAACAGATTTTGTTATGAAATTTTTTGAAAAATGTTATGGAACAATTGACCAGATTTATAAGGATATAAATTTAGAAACATTAAAAAAAGAACCAACATTTATAGACATTGAACTTGCACTTAAATATTTCGAACCAAATTTATATGGACCAAATAATTCCGAATATCTGAATGCACCTATAATGGACGGTCAGTGCATGTTTTTAAAAACAGGAGAACAAAGGAAAAATAATTTTAAAAATTATTTCTCTAATTTAAAC